TGCCATTCGAACAGCAGGTATCTATTCCATTGCAGAAGGAATGTTGCTGGCAACCTATAATATTCCATCAGGTACTCAGTCCTTCCTTTCGTTTCTGACTGGGGCCAGTGTTATTGCAGTCATTGAAGGTGTTCTGGCTGGTTTTGGCTGGATCCGCGGAAAACAAAGTGGACAGATAGATACTTCCTGGACACCGGTTGTCTTGGCAGGTGTCATTGGTTCTCTGGCAGGTATATTGCCAACCTTCGAACTTCTGCCGGAGTTCAATGGGAAAGCAGGGATTTATTTATTTCTGATTGCAGCATTGACATTTCTGTCTGGTCCAGGGATTGCTTATCTGATCTATGTGGTAACTCATAACCTGGGCGTGCTTCATAATGCTTGGTTTGTTAATCTAACAAACCGTATCGATGCCTGGATCGATGAACAGAAAGAGAAACAAGTTGCCTGGAATGCCGAACAAGACAGGCGGGAGCAGGAAGTCAAGGAGGAAAGTACAACTCTACAGGAATGGTATAACGAAGAATCGCGACTCTGGTATGCGGAACTGGACAATGATTATCGAAAGAAAGGTCGTCCCAGTCTTTATCAGGAGGAAAAGTTTGGCGTAGGTGTAGCCAAGCCCAAATCGGTAATTACTGAGGAGGACAAGAAACAGGAAGGGGAGGTACAAGCCAGAATAAAAGAATGGCTGGAAGCCAACGGTATTTCTCCTCACACGATTGGTATCAAAGAGGGGGATTTATATTCTCCCAAGTTCGTAGCTGAAACTCTGGGTCTGCCTGCCGGTCCCACTCGGGTGGCGTTGAACCGGTTGAGAAAGGTAATGTCCTGATGCCATTCTATAACGGGCCTTACTTAGCAAAAGAGGCTTTGCTTGAAATGAAGACGGATGAGAAATCATCCATCGTTTTTCATGCTCATGTAACCAGATTTACAATGGCAGCCATGTTCCTTTTGCGAACAGTGCTTTGTGGAGATCTGGAATTTGAAGCCACGGAAATTCTGAAGACCAGGCAGGAGATTATCTATCTGGTCACCATTACAGGCAAAGTCAAGTACCTGCTTGAGTATTGCCAAACCATCATAAATAGGTATAATGAAGCAGTAAAGAACACAGGTTCTACACCTGTGTAATAAAACAAGTGTCTATTTAGCAAAGGAGCATAAGATGACACAACCTAGTTTCCCGCAAGCGCCTTCAAGGGCAAAAGTATTTATTCTGACAGGTCAATGGGGTGGTGGAAAATCTGTCACAAGTCTCAGTTACGTTTTTCCAACCTGGAAAGGGATCGAAGATCTGGTAAAACGCATTGTAATCGATCCGGAAATGCGTAATGAAGTTCATAGAAGTCTGGACGGTAGGGATTATCCTGACCAGGAACTGTTTGGGTTTACTCCGCTTTGTGAAGGTCGATTTGATCCCCATCGTTTTGTAGTTCTTATGCAGACGGCACATGCCAAGACATGGAAAGATGGTGCACCACAGGTGATTATCATTGATGATGCAGGTATCTGGCAGGAGAATATGTTCAAGCATTGGGGAGATAAAGTCAAAGCAATAGAAACTGCCAGGATCTATGGATTGGACCAGTCCATTCAGCAATTGCTTCAGAAGACATGGCGGCCTACTGATCCTGGAGTCATCAGTCTGGTGTTCAAGCGTTTCTTTGAAGAGTTCATTCTTGATTTGCGCGAACAGAATATCTCCCTGATTGTTACAGCGCCACTACACAATATCTGGGCATATTATGGTTCCAAGGAATACGATGCCGAAGGTAAACCCAGGATGAAGATCTTGGGAAAAAGCGCCAAAGTGTTGGACGTGTTTGTAAAGCATGCAGATGTCATTTGGTCATTGGATCGGGTAGATCCTGTTACTCGGAAGGCCAGTCAATTACCCACTGTTACCATGGATGCCTGGAATCCCAAAATGGCTTTCCCGGGAGTGCCGGAACAATTCAAATGGCAGGGTTGGCCTACTCTTTGGAAGTGGCATCGTGAACGTACTTATAAGGCAGATCTGAGCAAGATTACCGTACCTGAACCTGAATTTGATCAGGAAGCACAGGACATTGCTATTCGTGCTTTCAAGGTCAAACTATATGATGACCTGAAAGATGTAGCGACCATCGAGGAAATCAATGCTGTGCTTACAGCAGATGATGCCCCGGCATATACAGTGGAAAACCATAAGCTGATTGTTGAGTATGTCACAAGGGCTATCAAGGAAAAGAAACCTGCATAAAAGTCACAGGGAGGGAGTATCGATACTCCCTCCCTGTTCTAGCGATATCAGAGAAATCACTATGAAAAAATTCAAAGGAGTAGATCATGTCAACTGAAGCAACACCACAAATCGAGAGTTTTGACAGCTACGCAATCGTCGAGCTAATGGGACGGACCATGCTGGCAGGAAAGGTGACCACGGTCAATCTGGCAGGTCGTGGGTTTCTGCGCATTGATGTTCCAACCGTGAATGGACAGCCAGGCTTTACCAAATTTCAAAGTCCGGATTCAATCTGGGGATTGACACCGGTTGATCAAGAAACAGCGGAACGTGCCGCGGCTGGACTCAAAGCCAAGCCAATTGAGATCTGGACCCTGCATCTTACACAACGGCAACTGCCGGATCCAAGAGAGGACGATAATGACCAAGACGACGTATAAGATGTCAGACCAGGAAGCGGCTCATTTTCTTGGAGTGACTGTTGGCACCATCTGGGTCTATAAGACACGTGGACATTTGCAAGTTGCTGGTAGGGGCTTTGTCATCAAAGAGTCGGTGGAGAAATATGCTGCCAATCGTGACATTGCTAGACGTAACATTTCACTCCAAGCCAATCGTGATCGGAAATTCATTATAGACCACAGGGAATGGGTAAAGGATCGTATTCTAAAGATTGTCAAGGATGCGTATCGAACAAAAGGTAGGCCACCCATCTATGATGAAATTGCTCCGCTGGTTCCTATGGCGAAATCCGGGATGTCACGCTATATCCCATTTCTTGTAAAAGAAGGCAAGCTGGAGATTGTGGGCAAAAGCCGACTAATCTTTTTGCCGGGTCTTCAAGAACATATTATAAAATGGGCAAAAGAGAAATATCCTGATGCCGAAGCATGAGCATGTATTTGTGGTAGTCCATGCTTCTCGTTTCGGGAAGGTGGAAGTTTGTCTATGTGGGGCATATCGGACTGTCATGCTGGATTACAACACTGGTCTGCCAGCTATTCTATCCGGTAATTTCCTGTGTTCATTGGCTGCTGGCTATGATGTGCTTATCCTATGCGGCAGTCTGGATGAATATCGCAAGATCCGTGGCGTGTTGATTGACAAATACGGTGTGGATAATGTCCATGTGGAACAGCTTACAAGTGTGAGACAGCTTCAAGCCAACTCAATTGTATTTCTCTATGGGACATGGTACGAACACGAACTGGCAGGCAACGCCATGCTTACTGACATTCTGAATGGGTGGATCTAAAAGGACGAGGAAATTTCCTCGTCCTTTGTTTTCCTGCTACTCTTTTCTAGCCAGAGCCGCGTTTCATAAACAGATTTCGTAAATGAAGTTCCTGCACCTTATTGTGCATGCGGTAATTGAAGAAGAGGGAACCAGCTACACCACCAAGCAGGATAAGCAGGTCCATAATTACCTTGGCGATGCCAACCAGGGCAGCATCCACAGAACTGAGGATGTCCAGACGGCCAGTGAAAATAGCCAGTGCAACCAGGCCAAAGCCGATCACATTGCCCCAGAAGTAAAAGGCATCCAGGTTGAGCCCGACCTTCAGATAGACCAGCAGGTTTCCAAGGGCAGTTAGGAACGCGGGGAAACCGATCAAGGCACCAAAAGCAAGCACGATCAATTGAAGAATATCCATGTTGTTCTCCTTTAGAATGGGGGTTGTCCCTTATAGCCAAGGGTGATCAGGAATTGATACATCTCCAACAGTCCTCTTTCATTGGGAGCTATGTGTACTGGAGGAATATCAAATGGTTTGAGTAGTTCCGCAAACTGGGTTTGTTTATCCCACAAGCAGCAGAACTGCATGGGGAATTGTCCAAGGGGAGTGATCAATCCCCAGGTCCAGCCGACTCTGGAGGAAACGATGGCAAAGACTGGAAAAGTATCATCGTATTTGTAACGCATTTCGTTTCCCTGTTCATCTCTGACATAGTTGGTTGTCAGTTGCGCCTCAGTTGTAGTACGCAGTCTAAGAAACCTTGAGACGACACGATAAATGCCTTCCTTGAATATGTATTTGTTCATGACTCTCCTTTCAGCTATCATTCCTGATATCAGGGAAGATAGGTAAGTTTTCCGGTTAGCCACATGCTGACCAGGATACCTCCAACCAGAGTGGCGAACCAGGCCAAGCCATTGATCCAGGGCTGGATTTTTTGCAAGGCTGTTTTGTTGGCGCTGTTGTCTGTACTAAGAGGTACTAGCTTCTCGTCCATTTTCTTGAGAAGATCTGTTGTAAAGACGCGTAGATGTTCCTGGATGTTTACTTCTATTCTGCTAATCTTGCTGTCCATTTCCTTTATTACATCATTGAGCTTGCTGTAAGCCAGTTTATTGGCTTCAATATCCTGCTGTGCCGTGGCGATTTTTTCCTTGATACCCTTGGTGCGAAGTGTTCCTTCATTGGTTTCCTCCAGTTTTTCGACGGCAGTTATAATGGGCATCATTTTTTCTTCCAGCCTGACAAGCATGGTTAGAAGGTAAACAGGATCGACTTCGGGATCTTTACTTGTTGGCGTCATTTTTTTCTTCTTTCTGAGCTTCGTTTGCAAGGGCCAGTCTTAGAAACAGCACAACTTCTGCATTGAAAATTCTTCCTGCTTCGGCTTCCAGTATGGCCATGGCTTCTTCAGAGGAGGAAGGAAAACGATAAACTCGTTCTGATGTCAAAGCTTGATAAGTATCGGCCACACGAACAATTCTGGGAAATATGGAAGGCTCTGCTTTACTATGAGGATATCCCGAACCATCCTCATTGAAATGATGCCAGTGAACAATTTCGATGATAATAGGGTCGCATTCCATGGCAGCTACAAAATCCCGTCCAAGGACTACATGGGTTTGCATTTGTATTCTTTCCCGTGGAGTAAGTTTCCTGGGGGCATTGAGCAATGCGTCATCCAGATATTTTTTTCCACAATCATGAAGATAGGCTCCCCATTTCAACATTTCCATTTCGTGCTCTGTGAAACGTTTCATAAAGCTGCCAATTCTTATGCAAAGTTGGGCTACATCCCTGGAATGTTCCGCGTCTTGTGATGCTTGTTGTTTCAAGTCTAACATTACAGCCTCTATCAAAGTTGGGTAATGAATATTCTGCATTTGAGATCCTTACATGAATACGTCCAATAGCGTTTTTCACGGATCTCTCTATGAACCTATTTGGGATTTTCTACCTTGATATAGTCTGAATTTTACTGTGGATGTGCGCCGTTCGCCGCCTGGGTAGCGGAGCCAGGCATAGTATTCCCAGTTCTCAAAGAATTCATCTGTGACTTTGACGAGATCCTCCGAGGTCTCTGTGACGTATTCCAGAAGTCCATCCTCCCCATTGGTGACAAACGAGCCGGGAAATTCCACTTCGCTCAAAGTATCATCCGGACGGATGAAGATGATTAGTTTCTCTGTGGCACTGGAGATATCGAAGGGTATTGGATCCAGACCATTGATCAGGTTCTGGAGTTCTGCCTGGAAGTGTGTACCGATGTCATGTTCAAAAATATCGGGAATGACTATTTTAGCCATTAGAGTTCTGCCTTCTCCAAGTTGGAAACGAGGGTGTTTAGTGTATTTCTCAGGCTCTCTCTGGTGAATAATACTTCATATTTGGAACTTCTCGCCATTACAATTCCAGACAGGCTGGTTCGGGAATAAACCACTCCTCTGACAATATCGGGAGCTACTGTCTGCTGGATGATCTGTCCGAGCAGGGTGTCTGTCCAGGCACTGGCGATCAACTCTCGTATTTCTACAGGAGCATAAACAACCGGATCTCCAGCCGCAGTACTTACTGAAGCTGGAGCCGGGTAAATAGCCTCAACTAGACTCGATGCACCAGCTGCAAAGGGATCTAGGAAGCCACCAAAGTTGGTGACTTGGCGGCCACGAGGAGCTGACATGAAGACTAGTCGCCAAATCCAGGTTCAGGTTTGGGAAGGGGATTGAGAAGTTTCTTCAACCTTTCTCCCATATCCTGAAAGTTCCATTTTCCAGGACGGTCATGATATCCTGGTGCAGTCGGGATTCCCTGCATGCGAACCATGAAGGGCTGTCCTTCTGTTCTATGTCCATCAACCGTAGTTCCACCGAAAAGGATGGAGGAATGAATAGTTCGAGCACGAATGGTTGTCATTATACGGCTCCAGTCAGCTCATCAATTGGCTCCGCGGCAGCATCGGTGGTAACAGTCTGTGAAGCATGTACTGTGGTCCCATCACTGCGATAGATCTCAAGAGCTCCGGCATTATCGCGCAGACGGTGAACTGCTTTCATGACAGCCGTACCCAGGGACTTTACGGGCGCAGATGCTTCCCAGTTGGAGGAAGCGCGTGTCATAAGACCATCAGCAATTTCATTGATTGCATCTGTAGCCAGGGCATCCGCATCCACGGCTCCGGTGGCGATAAGAGATGCTGTCAGGAATCCGGCAGTAAAGTCCGCAGACGCCAGTTGGAAGCCAAGTGCAGTCAGGTTGCGGGTGGCACTTGCCCAGATCTTATCCGCAGCAGCTTGTGCAAATTCAGAAGAACCGATTGCATCAGGAGCAATCGCAGCCGCATCGATGGCCCCTGCTGCAAAGCTGGTATTGGAGATTCCACCTGCAGCAGGGTTGGCGGTGAGAGTCTCAGTGACATTGAAAGCAGCATTATCAATCGCACCTGCTGCAAAAGTTGCAGCATCAATCGCACCATTGGCAATGGCTGCAGCATCGACGGCTCCCGCAGCAAATACAGCGGCAGTAATTGCGCCATCAGCCAGGGCATCGGCGTCAATTGCATCTGTCGCAATTGCAGCTGCTGTAATAGCTCCTGCCTGGAATGAGCCAACTTCCACACCACCACTGGCGTCCACGTCAACGCCGCGCCCAGAAGTGACTGGAAAGGCCAGATCCACTAATTGTCGAGTGGCAGTGTACATCACATTCACAGCAGTTTTGGCGTTCGGGGTCGTAGTCTTGGTAATAACCTTGATCCTGTCACCATTCATTTCGCCTGCAGTAAGTACCAGATCATATGTGCCACTGGTACCATCCTCGCCAGCCTCATTCGTACAGTCAGTGAAACCTGCACCATCGATCGAGACTTCTGAATCTAGTGCTGCGGCTCCAGTTACTAAATCCCCATCATTGTCGTAGATTGGGAACGATACTGTAAAAGTACCATTCTTTTTTGGGGGCCAGTCGGCCATGTTATACCTCCGTGAAGAAAGACATTAGATTACTGAGGCTTGCGCCGGAACAGGTCACGCCAATTGCCTTTCGGTTTTGGCTTGTTGATCTCAGTAATAACAGTTTGTGCTATGGTTTGTGCTAGTCTTTTCTGTTCTGCCTCGTATGCTCTACGTTCTTTTTCTTCACGGGATAACTCCTCAGGAACCCGCTTTTCGATTAGCCATGCCTCATCTTCGCATTGTACGATATCGCTGATTAGTGAGGGGCGCAGGTTGGTCACGGTGATATCAGCCTTGACTCTGGCTAACCGTTCCTGTCCTCTCCCCCTTCTCGTATCGATTTTCACCTTCAGGAGTTGCGTGTCTGCCTCATCCCCTGGGATGATCTCAATCAACTGTGCCTTGAATTTTCCCTTGCGTGTGTGAGTAAACTCATAGGTTTTTCCAACTTGGAGATTTGCGTCCATTAGTTCCATCCTCCTGGGCGATCGCGTTTGCCCATTGTGGGTATTCCATGAAGGCGAAGAATATAGGGCTGTCCTCCAACAGCAACAGCCAGGATCCCGGAATACAACCAGATAAGATGTTGCTGATCTCCTTGATCCAGTGTGCCATCTGGTATTACCAGAATAATCGAAAATGGTTTCAGAAGCTGAATGATTGAAGCTCTTTTCGATAGAGTATCGATTGTTCCTGTTACTGAGTCTCCACCACCAAAGTCTTCAAAAAGGACGTATTCAGTACCTTGTTGTCCCGCCACCCATATGCCGATATATCCACCCTGATCATAGTAGGTGTAGCTGGAACAGTCTACAGTTCCCAGGGAGCTGCCATTCTTGAATACCTCTACCAACCCACTGGCATTACAGTTTGCGCCGAACTGATCCCCGTTTGAGAACGAGACGCTGTTGATTGTGCCTCGGTTCACCCATGAACCATTATTGTTGGTAAATACTTGAATCTGGGTATTGGTTTCGTCATAGAGGACTTCAATACAATAGGTAGCCGGATCAGTATTTATCTTCAGCAGAATGTCTATTTCTATAGTGGTATGGATCGTATCGAGGGTAAAGAATGCTTCTTGCTCCGATCCGAAACTGGTGGCATTCCAATATGCCCATCCAGCATAACTAATAAAGCGGGCCTTGTTCCCGGAAACCTCCCATTCGTTAGTCTCGCCATTCCAATTACTGCCGATAACTCCATCAGCGCGATTGAAATTGTCCAGCACGGAGACAGTTGGGAATGGCATTATGGGCCACTCACGATCTCGTCACGGCTGAGAGTCCCACCTGAATCTGAAACACTGGCTTTCTGGTCGATCGTACTTCCAGTATCATTGTATATACTCAATTGGGATGTGGTTTGAGTAATCTTGTTTCGGAAAGCCTTATAGAGATGGCCGATCTTCTTCACAAGAGTTGTAGTAGCAGGCGGTGCTTCCTGGCCTGGTTCAGCATAGGTATCCACATTCAGGGTATCTACCATTTCGGCATTGACACTGGCTTTCATGGCTGCCGTCAGATCACCAGCCGTTGGAGCATTGGTCAGGTTGGTAGTCGTGACCACATTCGTAATAGCCTTCATGGTTCCAGTCGGAGAGGCCACATCAAAGAACTGCTTGAAGGCCGCCGCAATCTGTCCAGCCGTTTCGGTCAAAGCCGTAGCCAGAATCTGCACCAGGTTCGCCTTGACCACGCCACTAGTTATATCCAGTTCCCCGGTTCCAGTACCAGGAGAGAGCAATACAGAAGCACCAAGATCACGGGCGGTCTGTGTAGTACCGCCGATCTTTGTGATATTCACATCCGGGGCTGCGCCATCTGTAAGGATGTTCACGGTTTGCGGAACTGCGCCTGTGCCAGTGAAGTTGAAGGCGATGTTGTTCCCATTGGTATCTGCCTGAGACAAGGCAAACTTGTACCAGCCTGTTGTTCCATCTTCTGAGGCAGTTCCCGTTGCCGCCGCGAATGTGCCATCGATACATCTGCGAACTGTCCAGGAGACACCGGATTTGATACCGCCAGTGGAAGCATCCACGCCCTGGAAATGAATGAATTGACCTGCTGTGTTTTTCTTGAACATTAGAAAACTCCACTTCCTACCATACCATTGGTAGCTTTAGCGAATGCACCAGGAGATACAGAAGGCGCTGTCTCTACTTTGAAGGTAGCCGCCAGAGAACTACAGACAACAGCGGCATATGTCCATACAATGGTAGCCACTCCACCAGACTCCGAAGCATATCCCACGCTTGCACACTGCGAGCCCATGTCTACTTCAGAACCTGTGCTTTCAGTTCCTGTTGTAATACTTAGAGATGCTGGAGTTCCTCCATCAGCCACTCCGCCGCCAACTGCAATAGAACCACTGGCAGCGGGACTTACAGCGCTGGTAGCTGAACCTGTGCCGGTGCCTGTATCAAAACTATCATAGTCAATTGAATAGGCCGAAGCATCAATTAGATTGAGCGCAGTTGCCTGAACATCGGTACATGTACCCCCCATTGTAACGGCTATGGATTTCACTGCCTCTATAGTAGGGAGAACCTTGTACCAGATTGAGATGAAATCATTTCCCACCCTGTATCTTCCCCCTGCAATTTGCTGTAAGGCAATAGTGTTCCAGGTTACTCCTGAAACCACCGAATCGGTGGCAGACGAATCAACGCCAGTAACCACAACAACCAGGCACTTGGTATTTGCGTCAGTTGTATGATTGAAGCTAAAACTTGAACTGTTGGTCTGATTGCCGGAATTGGATTTGGTAGCGCCTATAGTGATTGCCATTCAAATAACCTTTTCCAACTTGAAATTATGCGGGTTCCGTTGCACGTATTGTCAGATTGATCAAACGTAGAGGACTATCCTCCGCGACGGAGCGATCGGAGACCAGTGACCAGTAATGATAGACTTCCCTGCTGCCAATCGTGGCATTGTCATCAAGCAGAACTGCATAGCGGGCTCCATTTCCAGAAGCAGGAATGGGTCCTCCAGTAGCCACCCATTCCACATCCTTGATAAGTATCTCAGCTATGTCTCCAGTATCATCCTCTGTCAGAGTATCGAAGTCCGTAGCGTTTGGAGTGAGTTGATATCCACCCGATGTATAGCCATTCCCGGCAGCAATCTCAGTCAGCTCTGACATGAGATTGGTGTCAGGACCTGGAGCTGCCGCGCTTGTTACCAATGCAATATAGTAATTGGTTGGCAAAGTAGTACGCCGGTATTCATGCTCCAGTATTCTTTTCTTTCCACGATTCGTCCATCCTGCCATAGTAATCTCCTTATCCTGATTGTACCGCTGGTCCGAAGATCCGACCTGACGAAACAATAACAGTTGGGTCTACACAACTTACATAAACAAATGCGGGTGTTGCCGTAAAGTAAAAGGCTGCTACTACAGTCGGATCCAGGCATAAAACGACTGCAATGGCTGGTGCTGATTCTACTATTAGACCTGTGAATATCTCAGGGTCAATTGTGAGTACATCCGCGCCTGCCAGATCTGGTGAAACATATACGACTGCCTGGACGGTTGGATCGGCAACATTGGTGGCAACAATTGCCGGTTCAGGACTGATGTAAAACAGCACATAGGGATCGACTGTGCTGACTGCCACGGTCGCAGGAGCTGGTGAGACTGTTACGTCACTAACAGCCTCGTCTTCTCCAAGAGCAAACTCACCTAGCGCACCGTTGATCATAATTGCTCTATGGGAGAGGTAAATGCCATAACTTTATATTTCGAAACCATGCTTCCGCCTGATATGTTATCAATCCAAAATAGGTCAGATTGCCTGAGGCTGAACTGGAGCGGCCAGAGCCTAGAAGAACACCGTCTTTCCAAATAGCTATATTAATTCCTGACCAGACAATGCGGACCTTGTACCATGTATTCACGTCAATTGTTGTTGAGAGTGAGAGATCTACAGTAATACCATCACGCTCCAACTCAACATCGTTATTTCCTTCCCTCATCTTTACAGCCATGCCACCACCACTGCTGCCATCAAAACCCATAATAAAACCAGCCTGACGCTCAGAACCTGACGAACGCAACTGCATTTCTGCCTCAATAACTCCGCTATCCATTGGCATGGGAGTATTGAACTTTGCCCTTCTCGCGGATGCAGCGGTATCTGTTTGTTTTATAACGCTCCCATCGCTGCTCCAGGTACCGGATGCAGCTGTGAAGTTGGAAAAGGATGCGCCGGATTCATTGATCAGCAATTGATAACCAACTTCCTCTGCCAGCAATGTCAACCTCATTATGGCATCACCACTGAGGTCAATCAAGGCGTCGCTATTAGAACTTTGACGCACATTCCTGCTAACAGTAGTTCCGCTTACTGTATAAGTCCCATAGCCTGTTTCCCATTCCCCATTAGCATCTAAAAGGGTGTAGCTGAAAATGGTTCCATCCGGAATACCAGCTTGTGCCGGGGTACGAAAGCCGGATACTGCTGAATCCACCGTAATGGCATCAGTTCCAGTAGTGGCAGTTGTAAACTTGACTCGGTTGAAGAAATCCATTAGCTTCCTCCAATTGCTGCTTCATGAACAATATGTACAACCAGATCTTCACCGGCTGTGGAGCTTCCAACTTGGAGAATTTCCCAGGTTAGATAACTGTTCATTGACCAGATAGGACTGGAAATCAAGGTTGTGACTCCTGTGTCTTCTCCATTGAGAATAACACATTCGTCTCCAGGATAAATGCTGACTCCATCCACCAGCACGTCCACAATAAGATCATCGCCTGTCGGGGCCGTTCCCACGGAAAGAAACACCTTTGTGATTGTTCTGTCCATTCCATAAAGATTGTAGATCTTGAGCGGTGATGCCAGAACTGACAACTCGCCTTCCATGGTACCAAGGGTCATAATGGGAGGGTCTGATGTTGCCAACGCTTGTGACACCCATTTATTACCATCTGAGACAGGCACATTCCCAATTGGGCCTGGAGTAGGCACATGGTTGATGGGAGTATTGTCTTCGAGGTCCGTTGCATGAAGACCAGGAAATGCCATGTCTCTCGCAGAGCGATCACCCTTTGCTGGACTCGTACTCATTATGGGGTCTCCCGAATAAGGTAGGTACCACCAGCGGTAGCTATTATTAGAAGGAAGACATCGCCCATTTGACGAACACTCCATTTGGTTGTGGAGGATGTCCGGGTCGTTGCGATGGAAATAATGTCATCGTAGTCTGTGAGCAAATGCCCCTTGATGGATCCATCAGTATGGTAGTGAAGCCACAGTCTGTCATTGTCATCAATTGCAAGGCAAAAGCCATGACCCTGGTATCCGGGATTTGTTTTTCCGGACCAGATGGTTGCTTCACTCATGTCAAACAGATTGAAGGTCGTGGCTCCCACTTCTATAAAGTATGCTTTCGACCTGGATGAAAGCAACCAGACTATTGTATGGGTTCTGGAGAACAGGAAGGAAAGAGCAGGTGAAGTGGGATCAATGGAATAATAATAATCCAGTGTTTCATCCCATGATCGGGCATAGGCAAATATCAATCCTGATGTTTGATCGACAACCGGTCTGTGAACTATCCAGCCGTCATTGGCTCCCATGAGTGTCAATTGAGAAGTCAGTTCAAGAGTTTCCAGATCCAGTACAAAGGCGGCATTCCATCTTGGGAAGTCCGCATCGTCAATATAACCAAGATAGCTACCAAGTACGGTAACAAGGCTGTTTCCAATAACGACTGGATTGTTATTTGGGTTGCCGTTTACGTCGCCACCGACCGCAAGAGTAAAATATTCATTGGAGGGATTATGTCCAAGATCTGGATCATATCCAATGGTGGGATTGGCGTTGTACGGGTAATTCGAATCGATCTCTTCGAAGAGATCATAGATCAAAGTCCATGCACCATCCTGTGTCCAGTTCTTTACGAGGAAATAGCGCCCGCCTTTGAAGGTGTGCCCAAAGTTAGATACATTGACAAGCTCATGTGATGCGACGGTTTCCAGGGCCACCGCTCCGGAGAAGACGACAAGCAGATCTCCAGCAATCGTATGAACAGTATTGATACCATCCGGAGCTCCATAACGCAGGAACTGGGTTCCTCCACCCTGATCCACCCAGGCCGGAAATTCATACAAGACATTGGAAGTGTTCTCTGAATAATCCAAAAGATGGATCTTTATCTTATGTTCTGCATCATCAACAAGTTGACTTTTCCCGGTAGCAGCCAGGACTGTACGATAGTCAACAACACAGAATCTGATATCCTCATCGACTCCGGTATAGGCTGCAATGGACAAGCTGGTGGCCGTAAGATGGTTGTACTCCCTGATCTTCACAGCCCCACCGCCGTTTTGCTGACCGTAGATCTCGTTTCCAAATCGAAGAACAACATTTCGGAGATTATTCCCGCCAGTGGAGATAGTTTCAGATGTGCTAAAACCAAGAGGGTTTCTGGGAACAAGCAGGTCCTGTACAGATTCGGCAACTGGTCTGCTGAGAAACTGGTTGTCAAAACTTGGAAGTACACACCATATGAGGATCTCGGAAAGGTCTGCTTCCAGATTTCCATACTCCTTGATGGATGTTGTTCCAATATCATACCAGGCTGTTTTGCCAAAGAGATGATTATGGTTCATGGTGATTGTCCCGCCTGTGCCGCACTTGAAAGCATAGGAAGTGGTACCGCCTGTATCTGCAAAAATCGTGGAGCGCTCCACGATCAGGAGACCATTATTTTCCAAAGAGATTCCATTCGCCCGACCCAATTGACAGGAGTAGGAATGTATTTCACAATCAACAATGTGAGCCTGCTCGGAGATAGCTGTACAAATGACCGCGGTCAGTTCGTTGTCACTTCGTTCGTATTTGACCACCTTGAGACTTTCAAGGGACGAGTTCTCTCCAATGGTAACCGTGCCCGCGATGATGGTCTGGCGTCTGGAGATCCCGCATAATGCTACTCCGTCAGGAACTTCGAAGTCTCCCTCTATTTGCACATCCGGCATCCAGACAATATCGCCAATATTGGAATCTCCCAGGGCGGCGATCAGGCCATCTGGTGTAGGTGGATACATATCGATCACACTGCCACCGGAAAAAAGAGTTATCTTGATTTGTGCAATGGACGAGATTTGTTGTTCCACCAGAGATTTCAAGGCGGCGTCCAGATCAGACGCACTTATCCCTTCTATGCCACTCGCTACCACTGTTGGGACATGGGTTGTAAAATCGACATTGACCAGTTCGCCAGCATGGATGGGGCCGCCGATAATCTGAAGACCACGCATGACCATTCCGTTTCCGGAAAGTTGTACAGATGCCTTGTCAAAAAAGACATCGATCACTGTAGCGGGCATCAGTCTGCCACTGCGGATTTTGGTTGAGACTTGTTGCGCAAGACGCTTTTGCATTAGGGTAAATATCCTCTTCCTGTAATACGCATGGAAGACTGAAGTCCACAAGTCACCGATTCCACGATCGTCGAAAAGCTGATCAATCTGTTGGTTACAGAAAGGGTATAGGTGACATGCAATACATCACCAGGCAAAATACGAACGTCAGGACGAATGCTTAGGGAATGATGTTCCCTGCTTTCGTAGGCGCGTTTCAACATGCGGTAGGCTGCCTCCACTTTACCAACATTGAGATTGGGCAGCCGGATGATCTTTGTGGAGAATCCCAGATCCTGGGCGAATAGATCGCTGTGAATGGTGACCACATCCTTGGAACCGTAAACAATGGCATCACTGGCTCCTTCAGGTGGAAAGGATTCATCCTGCTCATGTGTGATTGGTTCAGTCAGGAGTGTCACTTCCGGTCTTGCCATCTCATAATACCAGCGTATGGATCCATCCGGGTTGCTGTTGGACTCAATAGGCCGTTCCTGGATAATGGAGGAAAGAGCAGCCATTCCGTCTGTCTCAAGATCAATATATACAGCCTCCCGCCAATCCGATAGGTCTCTGACCCAGATGTCCTGAAATTCCAAGTTGGAGGAAGTATAGACTTTGATGTCAGTATAATTAGTCTGGGTATAGATCAATTCGTCCAGCGTAATGGAGGTCACCCACTTGTAGTTATGGTAAATACTGACGTTGTTTTCGTGATAAAGAACACGGAAGTGCTGTTTGGCACTTCCTGAAGAATAACGGAACTTGTACATTTGTTGGGCGGATGGGGTTGAGATCAGGGCTACACTATAGAAACCGGATCCCAGATTTGTAAACACAAGTTTTGTACCGGTATCCGTCTCGATGATGGCTTTTTCTTCATACTTGTCTGGTTTGATTTTGACATTGGTCCGTATCTCAAAGGAAGCCGGAGCTGCCAGGTCAAATTCCAGGTCAAAGCCTTCGGCGTAATCGTCCTGAAGGATGGTTGTCTCCCCATTGATGTTCTCAGAAGCGGAATAATAATCTCCGGGAAAGGTCGCCCGGGCTCCAGAGAAGGCATGGATGGTATTGATCAGATCCCGGATGGTGGTATCGCTTTCCCCACCTGTACCCATGAACCAGAAACATTTGATGGTTCCGCTCAGTTCTAGGAAGGCATATTCTCCCACAGGATGACGTGTCTGTGTCCCACTGATCAAACCAACACCCGTAAAACCACCAATGCCAAGCATGATCTTGTTGGCAAGCGTAGCCGTGGAACGTCCAATGCTGTTGTTACTGGAATAGTGGCGGCTGCGTCCCAGGATATAGTTTTTGACATTGTGTGTGGTGGTAAAGACACGCCACAAGGAAGCTGAACAAATATAGGTGGAGCCATTATCTATGGAGATGAATTTCCCTGCATATAAGTTTTCCGCTGCATACCAATCGAAAGCCAGGCATTCCAGTCCAGCCTGTCCATTTCCAAAGGGAGGTGGGTAGATACCGCAGGTACGGAATTGATAGGGTCCATCGACATAGGAGGCATGCGCCAGTTTGCCGGAATAGCTGTACACATTGTCTCCGATGCGCAGGTTTCCAGAAGATGGAAAATCAGTGATATCAGCCAGGGGATCAATTGGCAATCCGTCTGAGTTGGAAACAGTATCCTGTGAACCACTGGCGTAGGAGAGGGTTCTGACAAACGGGGAAAGAATTGCTCCATAGATGCCGCACTTCCTTGTGGAAATGGCGGAAGTATACATAAAACCGTCTGCTGCGATCCAGTCATGTTCCAGTACCATTTCATACTGGGTGGTGCTGTCACGATACATCATGATGGTAAAGTGACCATCGCGGTGAATAAACTGGATGCCCTGTATATCTTCAATTGTCCATCCAGGAGTGGCTTCATCCAGAACTGTCTCGATGCCATTACGGGATTTGACCAACTGTACTTTTCCGGAAGTCTTGTCGAAACGAGCTAGGACATAATTGGCTGCATCCTGAGCCAGCCCCACCAAACCTACGGCTGTAGCATAACCCGTCACTCCTCCGGTGACTGTATTCTCAAAGAGAGAGGTCAGGGTAAAATTCCAGGCATTGTAGGGTTTTTGTGCGAACATGATAAAAGGCTGGCCGCTACCCGGAACCTTGAAGGTTCCATCGGCTTCCACAGACCATGGAGTGTTGGCAAGCGACAGAGAGATGGGCAGTTCCACATTATTCACAAATTCCACTCTGGCGATCGTAAAGTTTGTACCAACACTTTGTTCGAAGACCACACCCACCTTTTTGATGAAACGTTCCACTGTTTGACCAGTGAGTGTCAGGGTAATAGGTTTGATCCCTGCGCCTTGATAGGGATAGGTGATCGGCCAGTTCTGGGTATCTGTTGTGATTTCGGTCAACTCGTTATTGCCATCCTCATCACAGGTCACCAGAATAAGGTTGACAATATCGTTAGCCTGACCGATTGCCAGGGCACGTGACCAGCCATACAGTTTGACTGTCAAGGTGGTTCCCGTGATCTTGGGATTGGTGGCAGAGTTGAGTTTGTCGCTCAGATCATCCTTGGTGATCATGGCTACTTTATGAGCACCGGAGATAGTTGTGTGTGAGACACCACCGTTGTAATTCAAATCAATAGCGGTAATTCCCTCTTCTGTATTAGCGTAGCCTTCATGGTTCCAAAAGTCCACATAGAAATGTGTGTCAGTTCGAACCCCGGAGGGTGCCACGAACAATTTACCAGATGCCTCAGTCAGAGGATCATACAGGGAGGATAATCCAAAGATCTCCGCATAGAAAGGCATGCTTTCACCGGTCAGCCGCCAATGTCCCTCCTGTGTGCAGGTGACCTTGAAACCTCTTTGTCCATTGGCAAAGGATTTCCCGATGGTTTCTATGATGTAAGTTCCATGCAGGACATATTCATTACCTAGGGAGGTATGATAGCCTGAATAGAGTTTGAGACGTGCTCCCTTCACATAATGAGCATTCTCATAAACCTGCTCATCACCTGCCGGGAGATTGAGTGTGATACGTTGTGCATTGACATCTTCCGTGGCAAGCAGATCTTCAAAGGCAATGGAAGTCATGGGGCTGGTGCTGTCATCATTTCCATCGAATACCCAAGTGGACAGATCTTCACAAACACGGTTGCAGTTTCCCAGATAAAGGTGATTGTCTGACCCGACGATACCCAGAAAACGATATCCCAGATTGGATACCAGAGTAAAGCGATCAATGGAGAAGCTCTTTCCATCCACTGTCTTGAGGATCAGAGTGTAGGGATAGGCGCTTTGGAATATATCGGTTCGAAGCAATTGCCCAACCAGATAGCCCACTCCGTTTCTGACAAAGGAATTGGCGATCCGAAATTCACACAGACTGACCTGCAGGTCTGTGGGCAGTGCAGTAAAGACATCACTCCATACTCCCGAGTCGAGGTCATAGAAAATACCCTGTACTATGCCGCTGCAGGCATTACTGATATAGGCAAAGACACGATTTCCCAGACGAAAAGCTGTGGAAAAGATGCCCAGAGATTCCATGCTGCGGGAACTCTCTGCCCAATCCACGCTGGTTGGAAACATAAAACGGGCGGGAGAAAGTATTTCCGTTATTCCGTTGAAGTAATGTATGGAGAACCCGCCATCGCCGTTTCCAAAAACAACACACTCCGTCTCACTGATACCATGAACAACAACCGGAGCATTGGAAGGAACCGGAGTTTGCACAAGGGAAAAGGGACTGGTCTCCAAGTTGGAAATATCCGTCCAGTTTATTTCATAGCGATTTACATCTGTTCCTTCGATGAGATACAACATATCCCCAAAAACACCGGGTTTCTTGGATGAGTTGAGATTTGTGGTAACAGGCGTGGAGTTTCCCTGAAGGGCATATTTTAGATCCCCATCGCAGTAAAAAGTAACCAACCCTAATCCGGAATGATGCAGGATGTCCTGACGTACAGGATCATTGCTGGCAGGTTGGGTATCCGGACTGGGAAAGGCATTGTCGTCTGTAATGATATCGAAGTAAACCCGTGATGGAAATACTTCCACCTTGGAAATGAATTTATAGCCGTGTTCATTGGCTATGGCTTCCAGCATGCTTGAAGAAACATCGCGGCTCATGAACCCTCGGCAATATCAACTTTGATGAATTCGACATTGACATAATACAGTGCATTGGGACCACTCAACTGGGTGGTAACTGGTTCCGGGGCAGCATCCCCTCGGAATTTGACATTGTGGTTTGTTCCGAAATGATCAGTGAGGGTCAGCAAGTCACTGGATGCCCCGGCTAAGGGAGTAGGATTATTGAGAAGGAAGAAGGTTTTTAGATCATCCAGGCTGGCATAATTGGTTTCCGGTTCTGCATAGATTTTCAAGGTGAACCGGAATAACTCCAGGATGACTCCGGCTGCCTTGTCCAGTTTGCCGCCAGCTGTGATCTTGAACTCACTGGTGTTTTGCCAGGGTGTCTGCATCTTGATGACTGCACAACGCCTTACCAGATTTGCCTGACTATCTGAAATAGTGATGTATTTATTGGTCATCGGAATTGCTCTTTCATAATATCGACTGTCATGCGTTTCAACTCCTCATTTCCAACCTGGAGAACGATCGTAACGGGTTGTGAAGAGGTTTGCTGTTGGGAGGGCGTTTGATAATCGATGGAGATGCTGTCCAGAAGATTGTTTTGTTTTGTGGATTGCATCATTTGACCCATCATCTCAGTTGCGGCCCGCTGCATATAAGCATCGATTCGGGATGTGGTTTCTTCTGAGGCAGAACCTGGACGTAATCCCATGGATGCCAGCCGGGAAGAGTCCTCATGGTTGATAATTTCTCCACCGACAGAGAACTCCCAACCCTGTTCACCAACAGAAGAAACCTTGCCTAATGGCGGGAAACCACCTGCTGCAAATTCAGAGGTCTCACCACCATGTTTCTTTTTGGAAGGTGGTGTACCGACATTGGATGGGAAATCTCCCACAGTTGTTTTGTCACTTGTGGGTTTATTATAGGCAGTGGAACCAAAATCGGACAAATCGCTATCTTCGTCAGCTCCAGAGAGACCCAGAAAGGCCTCGATAATCTTTTGTATATCCGGACCCATGTCAGCAAAGATCTGCTTCAGTGGTTCGAAGCCATCTTTTCGAATAAGGTCAAGTTGTCCGCCAGTCAGTTCGGAAGCGATTTGAAGTAGGGTAAAGGTTTCCTTCAATTTCAAATTCTCTGTGGCGTAATGTGCCGCAGCCGCAGTAGCCTCCTTCTGCAGGGCATTCTGCTGGATGAAGTATGCTCGTTGGAGTTTGACCTGCTCCTCTTCCAGTTTCTTGCGTTCCGCGAAGAACTCACGTTGTTTCTTGAGTTGTTCCTCCTGCATTTCCAGCGATTCCCGATGCTGGCGAATCTGGGTATCGAAGCGTTCATCCTCCAAGTCCCATGACTCCTGCTGTCGTTTTTTCTGCTTGTCGATCTGTTCCCCTTCCCGATCGTGCATGATGGTTTCCCGTTCCATGCCGCGCTCGGCCACTCTCCGTTCACGACCAGTCATAAAGCGGGCTTGTTCCTGGAAATCCTCCTGTTTCCAGCCCCACTGCATACCACGTGTCTCTTCGTTGAAGCGCCAATCCTGTCTAGTCCAGGCTCGCTGCATATTCTGACCCTGTTGTTGCAGACCCATATTTTGCATGAATTGTTGATTGCCCAGGTTCATCTGTCGTTCCTGGAACCCAAATGACCACTCCTGTTGTTGGTTGCTCATCCTGCGGGATTGATCCTCCAGCCCCCAGAAGCCTCCAGTTGCGCCTAAATTGCCAAAAGATTTGCCAGTACGAGGATCTACTGTTCCGTTGTACTGGGAAAGCCCTACGCCTGTGGTGAAGGCAAACTGGAGCTGGTTGCCCTTTTGCTGACGTGCAATGTCGGCCATTTGCTGTTGATACTGGAGTTGATCCTGGTAGAGTTGCATTCCCATCGTGCCGCCCACCTGGGTGGTGGTTTGTCCATTGATGGTAATGGGAGCGAGCAGATCCTGGCCTTTCAGGCCAGCCTGAATTCCTCCTTGAGAGAGCCTGGCATTATTCTGCCAGTCCTTACCAAAGATATTACCTGCCATCTGTTGGGCATTGAAACCACCTGCCTGAGCAAAGGATGTGCGTCCATATCCCAGACCGGTGAGTTGACCATTCATGCCCACATCCATCTGGTTGTAATAACCTGCGCTGATCTGTCCTCCGCCAATTTGACTGATACCAGGCATTTGATTGAAGTTCATGCCCTGTGTACCAGCAAAGCCCAACATGCGCTTGTCCATGTTGAACAGGTCGTTATAAGCCCACTCCTGACCCGGAGTGACATTGGTCATTTGGTTATACATCTGGTTGCCCAAACCGACATTGCCGAAGTTGTAACTCTGCTGCATCTGACCCTGGGCAAAGTTCATACGTTGTTGAGCGCGGCCTGCCTCGGCTTGTGCCTGGGAAGACAACATCGCAAGTTTGGCAGGATCGGTTATTCCCTGTACACCAGAAAGCGTAGGAGCTGCCACACCTGGCAGATTGGCTTGTTGGGCAAGAAGAGAGGCCTGAGCCTGTGTTTGATACACACCGAATTGCTGGTTGCTCAGACTGCCGATACCCTGCCAGTATTGAGCAGCCGCGGCAACTTCCTCCTTGCCGCCGCGTTGTGTAATCCAGGGTGCCAGTTGTTCAACCCCTGCAATCTGGCCACCGCGTTGCAGGCCAGCTTCCATCAATGCACGCTGGCTCATGTCCATGGGAGCAGCATTGAGCTGCATCTGGACTCTTGCTATCCGGTTGATCCCACCCTGAGATGTATCATACATCTGGGATGGGGCCATACCGCTCATTCCCAACATCTGTTGGGCATACGTGGCATTGCGTCCACCAGACTGGTAATCTGCAGAAAGCGCTGCTATGCGTTTATCATTGAGCGCCATTCCTGGTGCGTAACTCTGCAAGAAACCTGCTGTTTGTGCAGCAGTCTCCTGGGATAAGGATGGGTTTTGCCGTATGAGTTGTTGGGCAACAATATCGAATTGTTGCGTCTTATCAAGAACATCACCAGCGCGTGCGTATTGTTGACCTCCCGGACCTTTTGTAGTCGTAAGCCCGCGTTGAGCATAATATCCATATTCGTCCTGCAGTTTGGCATTCTGCATTTCATTGATGCTCAGTCCTTGCTGGAAAGCTTGTCTACCAAGCAGGGTGGCCGCACTACCTTGAGTAGCCTGACCAAACCCTTCCTTATTTGTCATCTTCAACCAGCCCATTGCCCAGGCATCATTGATGCCTGGCATTCCTCCACCTGGACCGGTAGCAGAACCTATGCGTTCGCCTACTCCATAAGGATCCTTCGCTCTGGACGAAACATCTGCAAGCGTGGAAAGTCCTGCTGCTGCTATACCAATAAACGGGGAAGCTGCTGACAGACGCTGACCCCAGGCATCCCCCTTTGGCATGGTGGACGCGGCATACTGCGAGAAGCCCCAGGCCCCGACACCAGCCACACCCATATTCCAGACATCTCTGGCAATTGGTGTTTGAGCCATTGCAGATTGCATACCGGTGATGGGATTGAAGTTGGTTCCCTGTAAAGCCATCTGGTTTTGCAGAACTTGGTTTTGATTGTAGGCAACGCGAGCCATACCTGTTGACTGGTAGGCACCCTGGGAAAGAGCCCCTTCCAGTCCAGCCCGTTCCCGCTCTCCGTAACCCAATCCACCGGTCGCAAAGTTGAATACTGATCGGGCATACATCATGCCAAAACCACCAAGCAGACGCCTGGCAGTGCGACCAAAGGGACCTACACCCTCATCGGCAACTTCGGCTTGTTGTTCAGCTTGTAATGAACTAAGCTGTTTTTCAGAAGCCATAAGCTTCTTGACAGTTCCTGCAGGAGCCTCCCCACTGGTGATCATGGCCCGGTAGCCGGAAACTTCCTGCTGTAATCCTTCTGTGTAGATAGCGCCTTGTTGTTTGCGAATGTTGAGATCGACCTTGGCTTTTTCTACTTCGAGAGTCCTCTCATCATGTTTGTTGTTTGTTTCCCTGGCTTTACTCAACCTTTCAGTAATAGTTGATTGCTCCTCGTATAACTTGTTGAGCTTCTCAATTTTATCCAGAGGAATATTGATGGAAATCTGTCCAGTACTTGCACCAGTCTCTTTGACCAGACCAGGACTTTCCGCCTTGGCTGCCTTTCCGAAATCAACTATGTTGGCTACGCCTTCTGGAAGCAGCTCTCTGGATTTGATATTACTTGCCACGCGCATGGCTCGGTTGAGTGCGGCTCTGTTCTGCGGCGACTGTAATACAGCTTCTGCTCTCTGACGGAAATCTCCACCACTGGTAAAGGCTGTCTGATCGTAGACACCCTGTTCCTGCATGGTTTTGACCAGATCCTGAAAGCCCTGTTCCTGCGGCATGGCTTCTGCCTGCATCAGTGTTCTTGGAGAAAGGTTCCCTTCCCGACCTGGGAAAGCGGCACCGATCTCTGCCGCTTGCTCCATCGGCAGGGCTGTTACATTGAAGGGACTGAGGGCTTTGACATAACGCGGATCTTCTGCATAGCGGCTGCGGCCAAGCTGCGCCATTCCCATGGCACGATTGCGGATGATGCCTGGAAATTCCCGGAGTTTGGCAACTGTTTGCGGAGACATCTTTGCCAGAGTACCGCGTGGATCAGTCTGCATCCGGGCAGAGATTTCAGGAACCAACTCGTCGATCGGGACCCCGAAAGTCTGGCTAAGTTCCTTCATCAATCCCGAAGCCTCATCCCCATGCCGAATGGTTTGAGCATAGGCACGTTGAACAGCTACGTTGGGGTTTCCTGTAGGAGGACGGGAAGGATATCTACTTCCACCTGATGGAGGTTGTCCTCCACCAGGAGGCGGCATTATATTGCCAAGACCACTGCCACCAGGAGGTTCTCCAAATTCATCCTTGAGTGTCTTACTAAAGGCAACTTCCTGTTGTCTGCGTTGTGCAAGCAGATCCGGTTCATCCGTGCTGGAAGAAGGTTGTTTTCTGGCTTTCTGCAATAGACTGGAATACTCATTCGACTCTGCCTGGCTTTTCGGACCCATACGAATAAAGCCATTGAGACGTTTGTTTTCCTCCTCAGTCATGCCCTCCCGATTCAATCCTACAGCTGATTCGGCTGCCATCAACTCGCGGTCAAGATCATCCATGGGAGCAGGGGAAACATTTTGTTGAGTCTGCACAAGATTTTCCTGTGCTTGCTGTAAGGGAGCCGCTTCCTGTTCTGTAGGAGTAATAGGTTGCCGGGCTGTCTCTGTGAGAACAGCCTGTTGAGCACTTTGCAGATTTTCCAAGTTGGAAACCGGAGTAGGTGCGGGAGCATTGGTTGTACCTGGTTTCACGTCCATCATGCCGCTGATCAAACGATGAACAGGATCTCCGGGCTTCACAAAGGACAAGGCATTTTCAAGAAGTGGTCTGTTTAGAACACGCCCCTTGTTTTCTATATAAGCAGCCTTTTTGCGGAGCTGAGAAATAACACCTACAGCTCCCCATTGTTTTTTGAGAAATGTACCTTTTTCTTTATCGCCACCTGAAAGGTACTCTGCCAATTGGTTGGCTACTCCTTCATCAGCACGATCCTTGACCAAAGCAGTCCCGGCCTGTTGAAGCCCAAACTGGGTCTGGAACATGGCATAATCTTTTTCCCGGCGTGTCCCTTCCCCTTCGTTATAGAACTGATCGATACGCGCTTCCAGAACATTGCCGCGTTGTGGCTCAGGAGTTGTTTCCAGTATTTTCTGAAGTTCAGCAGTATCTTCCTTGTCCCGCCCGAACATATTTGCCATAGTTGCGGCAGTGGTGAGATAATTACCGCTCTTGGTGGGGGATGCAATATCCCGGGCTGCTTGGCGCATGAAGGATTGGACACCATACAGATTGACATCCTTTTCCACAGACTTGCCGCCCAGATACATGCGATTGGTACGACGCGGACCAGTACCACGTATGTCTCTTTCATCCACAGGATCCTCTGTGGAATATCCCAGATAACCAGTACCTTGGACATCCTTGCCGAAGTTCACAGAAGAAATGGCGCTTGCCATTCTGGATTTACCCAGACCACGAATATCAATGGCCTCTTCATAAGCCAGTTCAATATCGGTATTTGTTTCGGAAGTTCCGCGCTGAACAATATTGGCAGCTTGCATGGCTGTGGCTACACCGTAAGTTGGCCCTACCGTGGTTCCCTTATCTGCCATACGCAGGGATTCCTCAACCACTTCCTGATAAGGCCGATCGGTTGAACTTATTTTTCCAAGACCTTTTGCAAGTGGATCTACTCCTTCAAAGCCCTGGACATTGGCATTGAACTGGTTGGCTGTTTGAACATTGCCACCTGCTTTAGCCAGTTCGCGTGCCTTGGCTTTTTCAGTGGTGGTCAGCATTTCCTGGGGATAGGCATAGGTTTGAACCCTGCCCTTGTTACCATACTTCAGGTTCAGGAAGGCAATGTATTTATCACCGTCCACATCTCCCAGAACCTGCATGGGCATATCTGCAGAAATACCCATTGTGAGGTTTTGGGCATTTTGCTTTTTATAGAGAGCCGCAGCTTCCGTATCACTCCCAAAACGTTTGACCATTTCTGACTCGGACACATATTTGGCAGGAATAAGACTGCTTTCACTTTCGCTGATCAAGGGATCTCTGGCAATGATGCCGCCTAGGTCTTTTCGTTGAGATAGACTCTTGTATTCTGTTTCAACTGACCGGCCAGATTGTCTGGAGATGCGACTGGCAATTTCCCGCATATAAGGCTTGGACATCGTAAACTCGCCTGGATTGAGCATGGGGTTGACAGTAGCTTCTGCACGAATTGCCCAGTCCGACTGGATACGACGAGTACGGTCAATCATATTGGCGGACAAGTCATCCAGTGTCCCAAACAAGCGGGTCGAAGCCTTTTGCACTCTGGACTCTGGATTGAGAGCCAGTCCCTTGGTTTGTGTGGCTATGGCCGCTTCCCGCATCAGGGTTTCTGCTTGAAGTCCCACCTTGCCAATGGAAGTGCCTTCCAGATTTTCGAAAACACCACGTTGGTTCATGGCATTGGGATTAGGGATGAGCGGTTGTCCTTCTCCCTGGAATTGGAGCAAGGTCCGTTGATCTCTTTCTTCCACGCCAAGCATCTTGGCAATGGTTTCGTTATAGGCTTTCCCAGAAACTTCCTTTGGGATATCTCTTATACGCTGTGCCTCGTCTGTTGAAATCTGACGAACATTCTCAGGAGCAGCACCACCTGCCGCTACAGCCCGCTGATTGACCAGATAGTTCAGGAAGGAACCGGCTGCTTCCGCACCTTGCGCTGGCCGGGCATTTTCTGTATCGATGCCAGTCTGTCTTCCAACCTCGGGATAGGCGGTATTGATGGCTGATGAAACTGCCATCCCCATTTCGTTGGAGTAGGTTTCAGCGGCATTGATGCGGGTTCGTTCCACACGGCCACGGAAATACTCCTCGCCTGGTTGTGGATGATAGGTTACTTCGGGATATTCACCAGCTTGCAGACCTTCTGCAGCAGGACGATAACGAACATCGAAAGCCTGACCAGCCTGTTCTGCTGTCATGTCCCGTCCTGGTTGTGTATTGGCGCGAATATAATTCTCACGCATGAGCCCCATGCTTTCAGGTGAGAAGCGCCCCAATTTCAAAGGATCAAGCGTATATTGTGAGCCAGTGGCGGCCAGGTTGCGGGCCTGCATCTTGGGATCCTGGGCATAGTTCACAAACTGCTGTTGGTAGATCTGTGCTGCCAGTTCACGACCGCCACCCACAAAAGCAGGGTTGGCTTCCTGATAAGCCGCGGCTGCCTGGTTGAGATCCAGTGGTACGGCTCGCTGTTGACTGGACCTTGCCAGTTGTTGTTCAACATTGGATACTGCTACCCGAGCTGCCTTGCGTTCCCTGGCCGGCAGGTTCTCCGCCCAAAGGTTGAACAAGGCACTTTGTTGAGGATTGGTCAAAGCTCCCATAAGATGTTGGGCTACATCCGGGGCTTTGGCACCTTCCGAAGAAATAATATCGACAGCCTGTTGTGTTCCCCTGCTGGTGTCCTGAAACACGTTCATGCTGGTAATGGGATTCTCAGTGAACTTCCCGCCACCACCACGCGAACGGGCAAGACCTACACCAATGGCAGGCATGACCAAGGCCGTTCCTGGAAGATTGGAACGGCGTACCTTTAGACCGGTCTGGCGTTGCAGCTTTTTGATCAGTCCTGATGTGCTTACATCTTCCTCCGCCCCGCCCTGCGTAAACTCCATGGTCGTCGGATTGTAATGACTGGGGATCTGTAGATAAGGTGAGGAACTTGGGAAGAGGGCTTCCTCACCCTTAGAAGTTTGCAAATCGATTTCCGAACCCTTGTAGCTCATGGTTCCCAGACTTAGGTTCCGACTTCCAGCTCCAAGTTGGTTCCCCACTCCCTGAAAGTCCTGCAGATTGAATTTGACCTTTCCTTCAAGAATATCCCTGGCATTCATCTCGGGAAGTGGCATACCCAGTTTGGTCCCATGACCATAATCATATTCCTGGCGTTGTGGATTGACTGATTTCAAAGCGCCACCTGGCAGAATGCCAGAAATATCCCGTGGCATGGCGATCGTTTCCAATGTAACAGGGAATTTGTCTCCTGCTGGTTGAACAATGTTGGATGTGGTGACTTGTGGCTGATCGCCTGCCAGTAAAGCCTGTTGAGTGTTGGGAGCAGGTTCCACAAAACGCGGTACATTGCGTCCCTGTGTATCCTCTTCGAAAGTGACAGGACGCATGCGAGTACTCAAACCACCAATGCCATAGCTCTTGTTGAAGATGGATTTCATGGCATCCGTCAAACGAGCTACCGGAGTAGCGTTCTCATTGGTGCGGGTGATCACATTGCCTGGCGTCTGGAGATTTCCACGCTGGTTGAAAACGACACCCTGTTCTCGCAGCGCTTGGAAGAACTGTTTTTGTTCCGGAGCTTGTGTCCCTTGTTCCACCGGAGTAAAGGCAGTTGGTTCCTGTACACCAGGAGCGCGTGTACCACCCAGTACCTCAGCTAAAGCATATTGTCCACGTTTCGTATCGAAGGGACCCCCGGCAACATTGACTGTCACCTCTGCCAGATGCTTATTGATGGCAGCCTGCGGAGATTGCTTATTTGCACGGGTGGCATTTTCCTCGTATTCCTCCTGGCGAACACCGGCGACGGCTTGTTGAAATGCCTTTCGGATGGGAAGATCTTCCTGCTTGTTCGCATTCTCAAAAGCATTTTTGACCAGATGAGACAGACGTGTTGTTGGGGTAAATCCAACTACATCAATGCTCTCTGGTTTAGCCTGAGTTCCCTTTTCAGGATTGGCTTTGATGGCATCATGAACACTGACTTGCACACCCGCACGAATAGGAACACCGGCAGGAGCATTGACCCCGCCCGGGGTCAGGTTTTCATTGATGATCGGAACGGTGCCAACTTTGGAAACATTGTGCTGTAGGTTGACATTGAAAGTCAGGGGTTCTGCCACAAAGTTTGGATTGACGATCTCCACCTGCTTACCAACCAGTTTGGGACTTGTCCATTGCGCGATATATCCCGTTCCCAGATTGCCCTGTAAGGTTTTTAGCCAGGTTTCATCTGCCTGGCGCATGGGATTGGGACCACGTTGGCGTGGTGCTTTCGGTGGCGCAGGTGTTTCAGCAGCCGGAGGTACTCCAATCCGCTGTCTGGTTGTCTCCTGAGCTAGAGATGCAGGAATATCTGGTTTCTGGATAGCCTCTGACTCATTGTTCGCCTTGGCTTCCCAGTAATTCATCTTTTCAGTGGAAGAAACATCATCCCACTGGCTGGTTTGTGGGTTCCATCGTTTCGGGCCAGTGTTCATTCCTTTAGGCATGCTTCACATCCTGCAAGAGCCAGATGGGATTGACTGCATGCACAAGGTCTATGATTTGCTTTTGATACTCCGTGGGCAAACGCCCCCAGGCCAGTTGAAACTCATTCTCTGTCATGTCCAAGAATTGGTTTTTGAAGCGGAACAGGAACGAACCATCCTCTTCACAGAAGTTGCAGTCAGCCAGGGAATAATAGACTTCCTTGATATGGATTTCCTCGATAGTGAGAGAGCTGGATTTCCGAAGATTAGCTTCCCCCTCCTGCCATAGATCAGACTGTAAAAGGGCAGTTCTTTCTGTTTCTGCCAGCACGGTCATCTTCCGGATATGGACATAGGCTGGCAGGGTATCTTCCGGAGGTTGAATCAAAAAAAACTCTCGAATAAGAGTTGGATCACTGAGGCTGAATGGCATGTGCGATTTCCTTATACATCTTCTACCTATTGCTGATTATCCTTGGGCGGATCGAAAACGTTCACAATCTGTTCTATTACTCCGTACTCTAACAGCCATAAATGGGGTTGATCCATAAGTTCACCGGCGACAATGTAGGGCCGCTTGCTTTTCGGTATGTTTTCGTAGGCTATTAGATAACCAGGTTTTTCAGGTAGATTTGTAATGGATCGCGCTTTTGCTTTTACCTCATTGACAGCACCAAGATATTCTTCCAGTTCGTCACGAATTTCAGCTAATCTCTCTAGGATGATGCTTCCCCCATAGTTACAGGTTCCTTCGCTTCAGGCTTTGGGCGGTCGTCCCACAGGGGATTCATGTCCAGAACCTTGGCATGAATCTCGTCTGCAATGGTCGGCGGCAACTTGTACCATGCAGCATTGAATTCTGTTTCGCTGGAAACACGCTTGTTGGAGAAGCGGAAAAGGGGATCCTTTTCGTTTTCATCCAGGATGTTACAACCACTCAAGGTCAGATAAACCTGTTTCTTTCGGATATCGTCGTAGGAAATACGTTGAATGGCTGTGATGGTTCGTCCGTCATAGGAGCGTCGGTATTCCGAAGAAAGGTCACGCACCAGGATGTAATCGCCTTCTGTGGCTTGTCGGATACTGATCAATGTGGCACCATCTGAAATGCCAAGTTCGGCATCGCTCTTTTCCAGATGGAATTCCTTTTCCAGCGGGGATTTCAAATGAATGGGCATTTTATTCTTCCTTTGTTTGTACTGCTGTCTCTTGTAGCTTCGCAATGATATCGACCTCGACATCTTTGAAAGTCAATGTAGCAGTGGCACCTTTTGGCGTTATCTCCACTGCAGCACCAATAACATGCCCAATTTCCTCGCCAGTATCTGCATTATAGATATGTGTTATGAATGACACGTTTGTATCTGAAACAATTCTTATTCTCATTTCGCTATTTCTCCAACTTGGAATTTCAGGGGGAATAGGCTTATCACCTATTCCCCCTCTTTCAGTTAGGAAGCAGGCCAGGTATATCCTGTTACCTGATTTCGCAGGGTCATCGAACAGAAATTCGTATCGCTCTCCAGAGCAGTACCGGAAAAACGCAGCATGACGGCTTGGTTGCCAGCCAGCGTAACACCACCCACCTGACTCATCATGACTTCATCTGCATCGATTTGCAGGGAATAAGGCTCATCTTCTCCTTCAATATCGACAGAGGAAACTGCTTTTACAGAGAAGGTGCCAGTCTTGGGCGCACTTGACCATGTGGTTCCATTGGTCGCGCCGCTATAAATGTCTGCATACAGATCAGGATTGTTCCACTTCACGGTCATGTCATATTGCATGCGCCGCTGAAGAACGGTGATATCTTCCAGGAAGGGATCACCATAGACACGTTCCTGACGAGGATCCAGGGGAACATTCTGAAAACCGACACTGGCCTGGACAATGGGCATTTCGACATTATCAATCTTCAAAAAGCCCCCAACGGCACAGGCCACCGGAATGGATTCCCAGTGCTCGAAGGTGTTATCCCATGTCCATGCTGTGGGATCATGATCCAGTGTTGCTTCGCGTCCCATGACATCCACGCGGGCTGTCAAAGGTTCCTGGTTGGGCAGTTGTAGGTTGAAGCCCATGATCTTGCAGTCCTTGTAGAGTTCGCCCAGATCTGTGCCAGCAACATTATCCTTGCGCGGAATGTGCTTGCGAAAACTCATCCAGGGAACGTAGGTTTCCTGACCAGCAAGCATCTTGAAGACATGATTATACAAACCACTGGCACCGGGACTTTCTTCACTCTCCACAGCGCCGAATACTCCATAAAGCAACCAACCGAGTGTGTCTATAAAGCGGGGCTGGAGCGTAAGACCTCCGCCGACCATTGGCCCGGTTTTGTAGGGGAATGTTGGAACAGGCAATCCGCCAACCTCAGGTGCGCCCTCTTGCGTTGGATCAATGATCGCAAGATCCACTAGCGTGGCACGATGTCGCATCCATGCAGTAGTAAGCGATCCCTTGGCAGGTTGTGGCCCAAAGCCAACAGTTCCAGCTTGTGCAGTTACGGCCATCTTGACTCAATCTGGGATAGTAGGCTATCCCGACCATTTATTTTTCTCATGGGCGCTCTGTCAGACACGACCAGAACACTTTGCCTCGGAAGATGTTGCTATCCTCAGCTCCTCCGCTTTGAAAAAAGGTGTTTGCATAGGAAAACAGTTTGATCGCTCGTTCATTCCAACTATCGATTAGATCACCGACAGCGATCAGTGGAATGGTGTTCTGGACTCTGGCAAGCACTTCGTAGGCCGCGGTATATGCTTCGTCTTCTGGAAGTTTCTCCCGGACGAAGAAACATTCCACACGGACCACACCACGCCGCCACCATAGTTCGCCACCACCGACTTCTCTTGGGATTTCCGAGACATTGAAACCGATGTTCTTGTGCTCCCCGAGGGATACGATCCCATCGAGATATTCCGGATTTTCATGATCGCCACCAGTCACACCGATGGCAACATTGTCCCGGACCTTGTTATTCTGCAATAATCCCTTTTTCAGGATGTCTGCATAGGTATCATTATCTTCGTTGATAGAAGTGCGGCAGACGGTTTCCAGGTCACGAACAATCCGATCCAGAATGAGCGGAACGATCTGGCTCATTGCACACGTCCCTTTTCCAGCATGGGAATGCGTTTTAGTTCTTCCTCGTAACGTGCCATGAGAAAGTTTGACATTTTCATTTGGGGAATATCCCCGGGTTGACCGCTATCGACCTTCGTGTTGTATTGGCGGATACTGGCACTGGAAACTGCGTTGGCACCCAATAGATAAGCGCCGCTATACTGAACCAGTGCAGTAACAAGAAAGTCCGGACAGTCCAGAAGGTCGTTATCTTTCTCGGGACGTGTCCAGTGAGACTGGTAAAACACGGTTGCACCCAAAGAACCAATTTTGTTGATGAATGTGATCGTCCCACTTGGATAGAGAAAGAAGCCATTCCCTACAGTCGTTGCCAGCGCATTTCCAACTTGGAAAGCCAGCTTCGGGATAAACAAGGCATCCTTTTTGTCATACACTCCATCCACATCAATAAAATCGTCAGGTACAGAGACTGATTCCGCATCAGCATTTACAGACAATACAGCACGTTTCCAATAGCGGGAAGCAATAGCGTGCAAAGCAGCATGGGCTGCATCCTCCAGATTGGCGGCAAGATAATCGCTGCCGCTGAGTGGAGAAGCATTTTCATCCACCGTATCTTCCACGGAGCGGATGATCTTTTGCTTGAGTTCCTTAAATTTTATAGTACCCATGCTGCCTCATCGAAGTTGAATTACGAACCAATGGCCTGCGGGCTGTTGATACCACCAGGTTTCGCAACGGAAACTGCCACGAAATGGCATTCCCAAAGGTTGGGTTCCCAGATGTTCAGACCAGCGCGGATATCCCAGACCAGGCGATAGATCGACTCAAAGTCATCGATGCTCTTGGGTTCGTAGAACTTGATGGGGCGATTGACATTTCCGAGAATGCCGCCACGCGAGCCAAGCACCAGGCAGAAACCCACGTGCTGACCTTTCGTAACATAGGCATACACACCACTGCCCAGGTTGTTGGTGTAGTTCCTCATGATCGGCCTGTCGAAGGACAGGGTGTCATTGCTGGTATCCACAGCTACAACGCGGCGTACAATGGTTTTCCCGGAAAGTGGATCCACGCCATTGGTCACACCATAGGCATTGGTACGGGCTATATGGATCGTCACCCAGTCATTCTTGGCGAAGTCAGCAGCCTGACCTGTGTCCAGTTGAATGTAATGCGTTACGTCCTTTTGACCGACAGCCCAGACGCTATCCACTTTCGTAGTCTCAGGATTTGGAGCACCAGCACCCATGGTTATGGCTGCCATAGCCGTAGCCTGGGCAAAGATCGCACCGCAGTTATACAATACTGCGGCGTTGAAACCATAGGTGTCATTCGGGACTTCCACAAAACGGACGCCTTCGTAGGTTCCCATTTCATAACGAATGGACTCTCCCTGATACAGGCGAGCCTGTGTAAAGAGAGCCGCTTCGTTCCCGGTGGCTGCTGCAAGAGATTTACGGAAGTCATAGGTTACACCTGGAGGGATGATGGCAACCTTGGCGGCGGCCATATCTCCAGGAATGATCGGCGTACCGGTATTGCCAAGGCGCAGGTTCCAATCCGTGGTGATGTCGATGTCAAACTTGCAATTGGCATCCAGCGTTCCCCAGGAAGTGGCTGCACCACCATAGGTCCAGAATTCCTTCGGACCTTTCAGGTAGGCGTTGCGTGAAACGAACTCCATTTTGCGGCGCACATTGTTTCCAAGTACACCGCGCAGAAGCGGACGCCAATCCCGGCCACCAGAGAGTTTCCACATCTGGAAGACTGACGAGTCATCATCGACCTGGATCTTGTCGCCGTAGCGCCCCGTTCCGATATCCCTTTGGCGCGAGTCGATGCCCAAAGGTTCTTCGATGTATTTGGCATTGTGCTCAATCTCATCGAAATCCACATCCCCTTCCATCATTTCCGAGTAAATGGACTTTGAAGCACCAGTCACGGCAGAGCGATCGGTCCAGTCGATCAATGGCGTATAGATCGTTGGACCTTTGACAAATTGCATGTTGACTTCCGCTATACGGTCGTCCCATACATTTCTGTCGATCACTCCCACGGGGTTGATGGCAACAAAATCCTCGTAGGTTGTAGGCATATTTACCTCATATAAGTTAGGTTACTGCGTCCTGTTGGAGCTTCGCTATGTACTGGTCATAAAACTTGTCATAGTTGGCTCTACGGACTGCAAAATCTTGCACAGTGGTATCGTTCAAAGCCGCCTGTGCTTTGGCGAGCAATCCTTTGGCATCCAGCTCCCCATCCGGTGTTGTGGTTGTTTCCTTGCCGGCAGGAGTTTTAGTACCACCACCTTTGCCAAATTCATCCTTGGCCTTGGTGGTCATAGTATCCAACTGTCCAGCAAAATTAGAGAGAAGAGTTTCCAACTGTGTATCATCACCGATAGGCAGAAGTCCCTTTACTTCAAAGGGAGCCAGGACTGGAAACTTTTCCATAATGAGAGCGGAACGTTTATTCTTGCGAGTCAGGTCTTCCACAGTCTTGCCTGTCTCAACAAGCTTTGCATTCAAGTCACCCTTTTCTTTTTCCAAGTTGGAAAGCTGGGTTTTCAAGGCTGTCTCGTTGGCAGTCAATGCGGCTACAGATACCTTGAGGGCATCCGCCGCATCCTTTTCAGTCTGCATGGTTTTCTGCAGACCAACGTAGCGATCTTTGCTATAAAGCTCGCCTGATTCCGTGGCCTTCTTGATGAAGGTGGCCGGTTCGATTAGTTCGCCCTTCTCGACTTTCTGATGGAGCGCTTCGTATTTCGCTTGTATCTCTGTGACCTGCTGTTGGAGCTGCTGGACCGTGGGATCTGTCCCCGTACCAGAGCCACTACCGGAGCCGCCACCAGCGTTTGCTTCGAACCATATTTCAGGTAAAGCAAAGAGCCCACGCAAAAAGTTCATTTTCATCTTCTATCTCCTGTATCACTATAAAGGTTAGTCATCAGTGATTTCCTGTCACTGTGATTTCTGAGGTTGTTGTTTGGGATTGTTTGGTTGCACACCCGCAGCTCCCGGTTTGGCACCAAAGGGTGAAGCTACCTGATCCAGTTCAGCTTCATCCTTGATCTGCTCCATGTCCTCATCGACATCTGCGACATCTCCATACATCTGGTTGAGTTTCTTGCGGGATGTGATTTTGTTCTTGGAACGTACTGCTGCTTCGGTGGACATGGCTTCACGATCCCTGGGCAACATGGGCTGCCATTGAGCGTACAAGGGAGTCTTGATCAACTCCTCTGTGATATTGTGTAAATTTTTGATATTACAAATCGTAAGAATAATTCTGGCAACTTCGGTCATTCCCACTGTCCAGAACAACCGCTCGAATTCCGCTTCATCGACCAGCGGAGCCATACGGGTGGCCAGGGTCAGTGAACTGCGTTGGGAGCCTTCGTCCTCACCATCTGCCACGGCAGGATGATTGACTTCGCGCCGATATACGCCGTACAGGTCATCCACGAATTTGAGCATGCTTTCGGAGGCGGACTTGGTTCCGACAGCCCACATTTTTGGTTCTGCATTGGAACCGATACCGGATGTTTGTCCAAGATCCAATACCGGTCGATTGTCGCCCACGTTGATAGTGGAAATCCCACCAGATACATTTGCCACAGCTACATAGTCATGGGAATCGGCGGAAACAGCATCCCCAATATCCGCCCAACGTAAATTGAGTTCCTTGATGACTCCCTTGACGGTTTCTGTGATGATGGAATCTCCCAGGAAGGAGTCCACGCGAATATGGGGAATGTATACGATGGGAACCAGTTTGAAGGGGTTTTCTCCCTGTTGTTTTGCCCCATCCTCGAAGGTCAGAACCTGATTGTTGACCTGGATCTTGTAATCCTGCTTGGTCCAATGCTCGATATACCAGAACTTGTCTTCGAAGGTTTGTTTGATGTATCCCAGGGCTTCTGCTTCTGCCTGAGTGATCTCTTTGACCATCCAGGCTTCCCGTAGACGGTATTCATTTGCACCATCTGGAAATCCAACAAACTCAGCAGGTTTTGGGGTGGATATTTCGATGGTCTTCTCGTCCGGGATCCACTTCATTTTTATGATAGCACCACCCAAATATTGGGCACGGATGCAGGTGGAAAGAAAGGATGATCCAAAGCTGTTGTCCGAGAAGATGGTTCGCAGGGCGTCTTCCACAACTTTGGCCTGTTTCTTTTTGGCTTTCTCCACATCCGGAACAAGTTGAAAAGGAAGTCCTCCGAAACGAATGGAGTCCACATTCTGTCCAATGACACGTGCTGCGTGTTTCTGACAGGTTCCTTTGATGGGATTGATTTTGATTGGATACTTCTCGATCGGTTTCCCCGTAGCTTTGTCTATGATAATGATTTCCAGTGGTTTGCCCTTGTACCATTCCTCGAAAACAGCATAGCGTGAAGCCTGCTCATTATAAAGTTGAAGCGGAAAACCTTCTGCCTGGAGATTTTCCAGTGCGAAAGGTGCGATTGAATTTGTGATTTTTGTGAACAGGTTCTGAATGGAAGGCAACATGAAGCAACCGTTGGGATAAAAAAAGACAGAGCATGGCCCATTTTTATACTGGTCTACTCTGCTTTCTCTGATTGCTGGATACTATAATAACGTATATGTTACAGAATTGCAATATTGATAGGTGGCTTTCCAACTTGGAGAATGGGACTTCTCAACGGAACTGTAAGGTTATAACACATCCAAATACTTCTGATCGATCAATATGGGCAGATCCATTCCGCCTAATACCACTTCTGCTTGTGGCCCGAAGAGTGTTGATTCCAATCCCATAAAGGTTCCAGTCATGGTCATATAGGGACCATTGTTCACGCGCACGCGTGCTCCTGATATCAAGGGCTTCCTGGGTTCCTCTTCCAGCAGCGCTTTGAACTGGGCGGCCAGAGTTGTTGTGCCCTGATGAACACCCAGGGCACGTCCCTTGTCTTCGGGTTTCAATCCTTTGAGTTCCGGTTCCTTCATATGCTCGATATTAGCGATGATTTCCATCATTCGTTTGGCAAGATCGCTATTCATGTATCTCTCCTATCTGGTATCTGCCCGTTCTTCACGGTTAGTTTTGCGGATCCTATCCCGCTCGACGTGGGTCTCTTCCATACGTTCGTGAGCGAGAATCGTCTCTCCGATCCCGGCCAGGCGGATCGCCGTGCTGTTCATCTTCTTTACTGTCTGCTTTATGGTGCTTACGGCTCCACGCACGAACAGCGAACGCAAACATAGCCAGAACCGCAACACAGTCCTGTGCCAGCTTTGAATTAGTCGATTTATCACGTTCATAATCATAGTTCTTGGTTTGAGCGGAAACAGACTTGAAAAGAAACTTGGGCCACTGTAATGGACGAACTTCGGACTCTATTGTAATCTGTAACGCCTTCAAATAGGTGGTTTTGAGAGTGGATGCAAAGCTCAATCCTTGGACACTGCTCAAGCCCATTTCCCTCAGTTCCTGCACATAATGGATATTGGCAAGTTCTGCGGCGTGTTTCTGTGTACCTGTATTATCTATAAATACCTCCATGGCTTTATAGAAGTTTGCCCAGTATAACACTTGTGTGTAGAAAGGCAGGATTTTGGCATTGCCGGTTCCCCACCAGAAGGCAACCATTGGCATGTATTTGGGCGATTCGGTCACGTCGAAGACAGCAATCGTGGGAGCGTTACGGGCCGGTGGTGCACCTGTGCCCGGATCTCCAATCACCATATACAATCTTCCATCCACGCGCGGCACCTGATAATGCCATACGCCCAGAATGGGATTGTCCTTGATGATATAACCTGGCTTGCGTGCCTTGACTCCGGCAATGGCGATTTCAGTCAAAGCCTGACTTTCACAGGCTTCCACATCGGGGCCGGAGAAGTAATCCCCGCGTCCCTGCGGACGTTTGCCGGTCATGAACTTGTCGTGTTGGTCCTCTGGAATACGCTTGAGAGCCAGCTTGACCTGTCTGGGAGTGGCATTTTTATTGCCAGCCGTGTCGATGTTGAATACCAGTCCATCTTCCTTGTCGGCCAGCGCCATGTCATACAATTGCCAGAGTTCAATATTGTCCCAGGGGTTGGAAATGAGCGACATGCGTGCCAGCAGCTCACGTCCTTCTGCGGAAACACCAGTCAGACGGGTTGCCAGGTTTCCCACGATCTCATTCAGGTTCTCGATCAGTCCCGCTTCCTCGATATTGATCCAATCACCACGAAATGACATAATATTGGTGGCATCACCCTTTTCTCCGGTGGACAGAAACTGCATCGAAGACTCGTGAATGTAATCACCTATTTTGAAGGAGATGACTATCTTGTGATAGGGACGGGTTGGACTGGAGACGATCAGTTTCTCAAAAGGGGTGTCCTTGGCTTGTTCCAGAAGGACGGAGTGCATCAATCCTGACTGCCAGCTTTGCGAAGCAATATTTAGAAAGCGGAAGGAACGGGTCATTGTGGAATGATAAGCACCACCCATAACCACTCCCAAAGTTTTTCCTGTGTTGTGGCTCACAACACCTTCCATTACATAGTTTTCGTAATTTGGAACATGGAGATCATACACATCAATTTCTCCAACATCCTCAATACTTGTTATGAAAGGTGTATAATAATTACTATTATTACCACAAGGAGAAAAATATGGATCAGGAACGACTTCAAGAACTTGTTGACCAATTCGGAACTCTAACGGCAGTTGCTCAGTATCTTGGCGTAACTCAACAAGCCCTTTCTTATCTAATGAAAAAGCATCGATGGCATATTGAATTTGATCCAACTCGCCGGAAGAAAAAAGGTTCGAAACTTGATCAATATGCTCCGATACTTCTCCATTTAGGCCTTTTAGAATGGAGTTGTCAACGGATTGCAGATGCTCTTGTTTTGGATGCTGATCCTGAGCAGATACGACGCTGGCTAATCTCCCGTAATGCACAGAGAAATTTACATCGTGGCGCAAAAGGTGAGAGAACGGCTGCTTTTGTAGATGGTCTTTATAATGAACGGAAAGATGATGCTTATATATTTGTTCCTGCTCCAAAAGGGTATCGTGGAAGAAAGAAGGCGAATGGTTGGGTTGCTGAACATCGTCTTGTAATGGAGAAGAAGATCGGGAGATTCCTTCGGGATGAAGAAGTTGTACATCACGAGGATGAGAACGGGAAGAACAATGATCCTGACAATCTTCTCCTCTTTCCAAACAATGGGGAACATATTCTTTACCATTGGAGGAAGAACCAGGCAAAGTACAAGGAGCGACTAAGAAATCTCCAGGCATTAGATCGCGAGTACGTACAAAGCCTCGGTTGGGGGTTAGAAAACGATGGTCTTTAGAAACAGTAACTGAATTTCCATCTGAAAACGTGACTTTCACAGAAGCAGCTCTGCCTTTTTTGAATGGTAGAGTTGCTTTTTGCTTTACCCACCCACTCAAGCCTCGAGCCAACACAATAGGAGCACGTTTTGTTTCTAACAGTTCTCTAAAGCTGATGTACTTTTCTAACTCAGCATCATAGACTCGGCTATCAATGTCGGCACAGCAAATTCCGCAGATGGCAACAATGAAACTCTGTTCTGCCATGCACATGGTTTCCTGCCATTTTTGATCGTCCACGAAGTTGTAATCCAATTGCCACCCTTTGCTTAGACCTGGTTTTTTGAACCAGTAATCGAAGAATATATTTGGTTCCTCAGCAGACCGAGCCAGGATCTCTAGCTCGGCCTCTGTCATGGTATGGAGTTTATACGGCATGTTTGGATGCGGTGTTATCGAGATACCGCTTCATGGATTTCCAGCTGACAATCAGGTTTCTCCACCATTCGTCGGCATATGCAATGCGCGAAAGGGGGATGAGTGGATCTGCGTTGGAATACAACAGTTTCTCGAACGTTTCCACATCGATGGGCAGAAAATGTACCCAGATTGCCTTGTCGTCCCCTTCCACAAAAACGGGTTTCAATCCATAGGAAACCATGTTCTTGACCAGGTTTTCCCGATCGAAATCCCTGGTGGTTATTCCTTCGGGAACCTCTCCATTGACAAAGATAAATCTGCCTGGAGTTGCATTAGCCATTTATCGACTCCGATTGTGTTCGTTGTAGTCACTCTGTTTGGGCAGTGGATAGGCAACGGAAGACAAGGGGGTCTGGCGTGGCATGGGACGCTGCGGGGATCCCGGAGTATATGCAGGCCGGATGGTGGGTTGGGCGGGGTGTGGAACACGCGGTTGAAGCGGATCCTCTGCATTGGAGAAGAGACGTTCTCCAGCAATTGCAAAGGTATTGATCAACAGGACGCGGATAATCAGATCGATTGCGGCAATCCCAATGGAAACAGTTTCAACCATCTTGGGAGTTTGTGCCAGTATGATACTCTTGGTAGGATCGGAAAGAATGGAGATCTTTACAGTCCAATAAGTAAGAGTGGCATCGAATATGGCTGCCAGGAGCCATGCGCCAAATAGATACCAGACCTCGGTGGGCTCTTCATGTCCTTTTTCGGGGGTAAAGATGCGGGCAATCCCTGCGAAGTCGATTGCACAGAAAGCGAAACCCAAAAGACTGGCTGCACGGATTCCGGCGAATTTCAATTCTCCCAGGATGTCCAGGAGGGCATGTTGAGTGGAAATGTAATTCCAACATTCGAAGGAGGCCAGTCCTATCAAAATAAGCCCTCCGAACATCAGGCCGCGCTGACGTAAGCCAGACTGGAACATATTGCTAATACGGGAATTGCTAAAACGGTTCATATAGACTCCTTTCACTAAAAGCATGACTTGTGACCCATGAAAAGGTTACAACCTTTTCATGTCAAAACTGGGGAGATATACATAATCTCCATCCAGGGTTTTGCCGACATTCCCCTTGAGGAATTCCACGATTTCCAGATCCGGGTCACCCACGTTCAGTTTCCGTACTGCTCGAAGAGTACAGGTCTGATCCTCCCAGGCGGAAGTCCGGTCCCGCACGATCTTGCAGATTGCCAGAATGGGCATCTGGAACTGAACACTTTCTTTGAAGGAAATAAAGGAACGCAGTGACCAGATATGAGTGGGTCTGTTCCAGGATGTAACAACTTCGAACGTTTCTGCAATGGGCGGCAGGATCTGGATATCGAACTCTGCCTGTTCATCCGTATGCAGTACCTGCAAAAAGGCTTTATTGTTGAAAATGCTCAACGAGTCAATGGAATTGCTGATCCGGTAACTTGGATGAGTAGCCAGTCCAACGGCTCGGCTGACACGAAAGGTTTTTGTAGTAATCGATTCCATATTGAAAAAGTGACTGGCAGGAGCTGTCAAAAAGACTTCCTCCGCCAGTTTCTCCTGGCTCAATTGATTGAAGAACAGGCGAATCTCTTCAAACAGCTTTTCGTTGGCTCCATAATGGGTCTTGAGATAGAGCCGTCCATTTCCAAGAAGCTGAAAAGCAGTAGCAGCCGTCAGGGTCATGATCTCAGGCCGGAGGACGCCAGGTGTCAGCATCAGAAATGTTGAAATCTCCAACTTGGAGAATAGATCGACTATTCTGAGATCATCATTTGTTTGCACGTCCAGGATGACATGCGCAGGACGATATTGAGCGATTTTCCGCAGATCTTCCGCGGTTGTTCCATTGGCTTGGATGATCACACCGAGATTCATGCAGGTTTTCCTTTCGCAGCACTATACACCCGTTCCCGGGTTTTGAGAATATTCAGATTGTTACAAATGCCTCAATTTGTCGTAGCAGGCCATGATCATAAAGGCGTCTCGAAGGGCATTGTGTTTGCCTTTGATCCCTGAAAATTCTTCGCGGGAAATATCAGGGTCCACTCCCTTGATCTTCATCAGGGTGGCAAGGTCGAAGGGGATGTAATAGACATTTCCGGGCAGGCGTTCTGCCGTGTCATTATTGGGGATGGGGAATAGTTCGCAGAAAAGCATCCAGTCGTAGGGTTGAACATCTCCCCACATTTCCACGAAGTTGAATTGTTTCAACCATTCTGCGACCATATTGGCAATTGCCTGATGATAGCCAACCATTGTGAATTTGGAACTGGGGCCTAGGAATTTTCCCCAGGCCGTGCTCATATCAGGTGGATTGGGGATCAATACCAGTTGGTTGATCACATTCTCTTGAACCCAGGGTGTAATTTGTTCCTTATCGTAGTCTATAAACTCAGCATAGAACTGCTGCCCCTCTTCCGTGACCATGCCCAGAGAGATAGGTGTGGTTTTCTGGTGCAAACCGGTCATTTCGAAATCATAGAATATTCTCATGGATTTTTTCCTTGGGCCACGGCCAGGTGGCAATATAGGCTCTCAATTGGTCCGGGGTCATTTTATTGACCTTCTCATATTCCGCAGTATTGGCACGGAAATGGGGATTGGCGCTGCTGGAATTAGGTCCAACAAAGTGATCGAGATGAAAGAGGGCTCCTCCCACGCGTCCAATGGAATATCCAAGGGTTTTGAAACGGTTGTGCCGTTCCCAGTCCTCGGGACCAAAGGAGATCATGTTCTGGTTCTCCATACCACCTTCCACGAAACATCGTTTATTGAACATGACGGCTCCGCCTGAAGACATATGACCAGGTTCCCTACCTTTGAAGGGAGTCTTTCCAACGACACCAATATCCAGGTATTTCTGGATCTTCTGGAACCAGTCATTACGCGGGATGCGTGCAAATTTTCCATCGAAGGGATAGACTACATCGATGCCCTTCCGAAGCAAATTGGCAGCTGCCCATAATTGCACAGGGGAGATAATTACATCTACGTCCCAGTTCACAATATAGGGCGTTTCGGCCATTTGTGCCATCATATTCAACATTTTTGTGCGGTGGAAGATATTCGCTCCCAACTGGATATATCTGGCGAATTGTTTCATGTCTGCAAACTTGTTTCCACCCTGTTCACAGATGATGTGATTGGACTTGAGATCCTTTTGCAGCATGCACAGACTCAACCCAAGATTACGCCTGCGATGTTCATGGTCGAAGGACACTGGCATAGTGAAAGTCACATCGCGCAGATCAAGCTGCAGGTCATCCATGGAAAAGGGGAACCATTGTATGGGCCAGTAATCGCGTGTTTCAAAATGAGCCAGTTTTCCAGTAAACATTCTCCCTGGATAAATGACTGTTCTCTCAAACTGGTATTTGCTTGGGTCATGACATCCGAACCAGGCAGTCCACCAGCCGAATGTGGAGTTGCTGATGATGAAGTCGTCGCAATTGGAAGCCAGAGCCATTTCTTCGATATCTGTGTTTCCTTGCGCGAAAGTCACATTAGGTAGACACTCAAAGTGGACCTTGCAGTATTCAATGTCATCGCTGATCACCAGGATATTAGACTGTTGCCATCCGGGAAAGTGTTTGTTCAGTGCCTGGATGTAATAGGTGATGGGAACCTGATAATAATTCTCGTTTCCGACATAATCACCTCTTCGAACCTGCAGACAAATGGTGTGTTTATCCCAGATGTTCAAACGGGACTTCATATCTTCCACAAAAGCCTGTTTCAGCCGTAGTCTTTGCACTCCGAAGTAGGCCGGGCTCTGTAAATACCCATGCAGATCGGTATCACCTGTCAAATTCCATTCGTGGTGATGGAAGTGCTTTTCTTCGATGCGGGTGGATGCCATGCGGCCAGTGGGCAGATAATTCTCGAAATACTGAGCATAACTCCAACTTGGAAAAACAGCCCTGGCCCCATATTTCTCCGCCATTCCGAACGTGGAGGCAATCTGGAATAATTGATTTCCTAACCGACCGTGTTTTCCTAAAGAACTAAAACTAATAATCAATTTGTAACTCCTTGTTTCTTCCATTAGCAAGTTGCTTGCTCAAAGTCATTCGTTGTATTCCTAAACTTTTGGCAGCGTAAGTAACGGATTGATATATTTCTCCAGTGATTATATTGATAACTCGTTTTTTGTTATTTTGTAAATTCCTACGATTGGTATTTTCATTTATGTTTCCCCAGTTGCGAGAAGGATATGATCATATTGGGTATCCATTTTCATGGAACCACCAGGAGAATTCCCGGTGGATCTGTTTTTGCAGTGACAGATCGAGTTGTGTTTTCCATTCCTCATCATTTGTGAACGTTCTGTGATTTGGATGCAGCATTGTCTCTGTCGGTGGAGGGATTTTCGAGGCAGAATGGGAATAACTTTCGATATGGCTGAGGATTGATTCTACAATAACAGGAATTTGTAGATAAAAGGCAATCCGTTCAATGACCGATGCTGTTTGTTTGGTGAGCGTGTCATAAGGAAAGGACATATCTGCATATTCCTGCGCCTTTTGCCATTCATGGATGTATTTCCTTACAAAAGCAATGGATGGTTCCTCTCCGAACATGCGGAAGTTCGAAAGCAGCGAAACACGCACATCTCGGAAGGAATAAAAGATGTGTGTGGCTTTCTGAAGGTGGATTTTCCTCAACACATGTGTTTTTACGAGAAGAACCTTGGTGTTGACCTGGAAATTTGGGTCTTCGTCCCATACCGCGCTCACACAGGCTTGTGTATGGCGAGCAATCAATATTTCACGCAGGATATTGTACAGCAAGGTGGAGGCAGACCTGGGCATTCCGGAAGAAACTATAAATTCCATGATTATCCTTCCGGAATGCAGACAAGCAGTTTGTCCTTGTAAAACTGCTTGTTGTTCAGGTTTTCATCATAGAAAAAGAACTTATAACCTGCCAGAGGTCTGCGTTCCCTGACGATTTCCGCATATTGTTCAGCCAGTCCATCTGCCGTTCCATTGACATCATCGATAATGATCAGATGAGTCCTAGTTTGCAAAATAATATCCAGCTCCTCGCGAATGATGGTATCCTGCGAAAAATCCATGTTATTGTGGATAACTTCCTCGTGTCCAAAACTTGCTGGCCCGGAGGGATGGGCATCCAGAAAGATCACATTTCTCTTATCATAATGCTTCAAAACATCATGAAGGATATCCGTAGATCTTCCTGAAAAAATATTTACATTTGGAATTTTGGCAAATCTTCCTACACAGATAAAGTAATTTGCAACTTGGGCCTCAATACTGGCAACTTCCAGAAATCCAGCATCCAGTGCGCGCTGGATACCAGCTCCGTGTCCGCTTCCAGTTTCGATAAAGACATCGCTGAAATCACGAAAGTCCCTGTAGTCAAGCAACTTGCCGGTTGATTGGATCATGTTGTACTCCTGTTGGATGGAATGAAGTTGTATTCGTGCCCAGGCAGACAGTAATTGAGGAAATTATAAGGATTCATGTCATTATAGACAATATCACAGTAGGACCAGTTTGCCTGATTGAGCAACACTGACAAAACGCTCTGATCATGCCGGTTCCCGAACTTGCTGTTCTTTCCCGGATCGAAATAGCTGTCCTCGTGTTCGTTGGCGCGCATGCAGGAGCATGCGGGTATGCGGTTCCAAAATAGCCAGTCCCGAACCAGCCCGGTGGTGATTTCTGTTTTACGGATGCAGATCATTCCGGAAGCGCATAAAAAGGAATGGCGGAGTTTCTCTGCGTGCATCAGTTCGAGACAGCTATCCAGCGTGAAAAAATGGTGTGTATGGATGCCAAGATCATCTTTCCCCAAATGTCTGCGGTCCCATTTCACAAAACCCACCAGAACATTATCGTTTTGACAGGTCAGTTCCTCAATGACGGATAGATCGTATTGGGAAAGGTCGATTGTATCCGGCCATAGTTCTGGAGAGCAATCATTGTAGATCAGAAATTCCCCATCCTGCATTCTTTCAAGTTCGTGAAGGATTGTCCAGGGTTTATAGACTCTTCCGTTCCTGGCAGCATCCTTGTTTTTCATCAGGCTGTCACAATCCTTGAAATCTGCGAAGGTATAGTGCCGTTGAGAGATCCAGTCACCTAAAAGGGTCCGGATCCTGCGTTGCGTGGCTTCATAAGCGCCTCCCTTGCGCCCGTGCCTGTCATCTGCCACAGTAACAAGTCTCATTTCTGGAAATGCTGGTGAATGGCATCGATGGCAACCGCGGTGCTGCTTCCCAGGTGAGGAAATAGATACTCAACAGCCTTTTTTCGGGCATACCTGTATTTATCCGCATAATCCAGGGCCATGATCGTTTCTATAAAGAGTTGGGAGGGTACATCCACCTGTGTTCCAATATCCGTGTATTGCCAGAAACGGATGCCGAAGTCTATATTACGCCGGTAGGCCGGATTGTTGAGCAGGATCACGGGATAGCCGGTAACCAGGAACTCATAGATCGTGCTGGAATTGTCACAGATGTACAGTTGAGCCGTTTTCATGATCTCTTCGAAGTCGGCAATAAACTGGACATTGTGCGTTTCGGCAAAAGTCCGGATCTCATCCTGAATACGCGGGTGTCCATGCAGGATCAGATTGATATCCCTTTCCTGTTTCAGTCTTTTATGAAGCTCGGGAATGATGCCTTTGTAATAAGGCCAGCTTGTTCCGGCTTCGGGAGAAACCTGTTTTCCATCCCAGTGAAAGGACATGCAGACCACGGCATTTCTGGGGATGGTGTGTGAGCTGGCGGGGGAACTGGCAAACTGATCAAGTTTGGGTGTGCCGATGATTGCCTGCTTCATGCCGGGAATGGCTTTGGCTGTCAATCGATGAACAATCTCATTGGGTGCCAGGGTCAAAACAGGAAAGCGGCGCATGCCTACATTCCCGGCATAGTAATTGGATCCTGGATAAACGATCCCGACTCCATGTTCCATATAAATGATGGGTTTGTGGCGATTGGTCAGGTACACGGTCTGTAGATCGGCATAGGACGCGACCAGGATCGGCGTATCTTCCTTGAAGACCCGATAGGCATCCGCACCTGCCAGAAGAAAGGGCTGGATCCACAATTTACTCATGTGTTTTTCCAAGTTGGAAGGTACAAAAAAGAACCCTGTGGATCCAAGTTCCTTCCAGATGGGAGCCATGTGATCAACATAGTGAGACTGGGTGGCAAAGAAGTCAATGTGTGTCATTTTCGATCCTATGGTTTTTTGGTATAGCATTTATAGAGGATTGTGTACTCATGCTGATATGTTCTGGTTTTCTTTTTCCCAGTGCCTTTGATAATGACTTTTCGGCTATAGTGGGTGTCCATGATTACCCAGACTTTGATGGGACGTATTCGGGTATGGATGTACAGTTCCGATTTTCTGCGCTGATCGTTACTTAGTTCCACTGTCCATGGATCTTTGACCAATTCCCCATCCAGATATAGATTACCTCTGCCGGCCATCATGCTCATTGGATCTGCCTTTCCTTTTCCGCTTCCCATTGTTCCAGGATCTCACGCCCATCGAAGGAATTGTGAACGATCAACAACCCACCCTCTTTCAAGACCGGTTTACACTCACATTTTCCCAAAGCCGCTTCCGGGCCGTCTATCAGGTGCTCTTTGAGATCGTTGAGCGGGTAAATATGATAAATATCAAGGATCATGAGTGCATTGTACGGATTACGCTTTAGCGGCGGGCGGTGTTTGCATAGCATCGCAGACAGGGCAAATCCCATTGTAACCATGAGCACAGGGTTGCATCCACGTACCCGCCCGTCCGACTGCAAGCGTGTGTTCGGCGGCTTCATGATATGCCACCACAAAAGAATCATTGTTCGCCTGCAAGCCTTCTATGGTTGCATCCTGGTGGACACAGAACTCAGCAGCCTTTTCGATACCTATATTGCGAAAGAACATAATATAGGCTTTCACTCTCATTTTGAAATCTTCACTATTAGGATCATGGTTTATTGCCATAAATAATTTTCCTTTCAAGAGCCGCCGAACTCCTAAATAGAACAGTTGTTCTATTTAGGAGTGAATACTTTGAATTCCCGGTGTGAATGGCCTCAATTTGATCAATTCCTCCTTGTTACGATGCCTATCACACAATAAGGCTTCGAAGCCATAAGTATTATATCCGGGAGCATGTAATCCTTTTTGTGTCCATTCTCCACAGACCTCACAAGGCACTTGTTGTCTCTCCAGAGAGAATTCCTTCACTTTTTCCAGCGACCAGTCATAGTAATGACGTTCCGCCTCTTCTTTGGAGTGGTGTTCGCAGGTTCTTGCAGCACAGGGACCAGCCGCATGAATAACCTCATCGTTCTTGGAAGTCCAATCCCAGAGTCCGGAAGGTAGACCGTTATCGCCCATGCGTTGCCGCGCTTCAGCGTAATTCATGTCAGGCTCCCAAATATCCGCCGTACCAGGATCTTCATTTCATGGTTCCGCCACCAGATATATACAGGCAGGAAAATGATCAATGCCGCCAGCATCAAAAATGGATAAAGTATCCAGCCAATGATATTTTTCATTCTTTTTCCTTCTTGAAAATGGTTTTTGCCCCCTCCAGGGCGACCGGTGGCTGTGTTGGTCCCATGATTACCCACAACCAGACCCTGCCAAAGAATAGGATGGACAACCTTTCCTTCCAGGTTGGAGACCAGCAGGAAATGGACTGCTGTCCATCATTATAGACTGGCAAAGGACTGCATTCTTCATCTGTCATCGTGGAAGGTTTTTGCAAAACTTTGGTTTGTTCGGGAAAAGCGATTGGTTTCATTCCATTACCTTTCATCTACACGTATGAACATTTGTTCTATTTATTCCAGTTGTCCCGTTTGGTAACAATATGGTTATATACCTGCAAACAGTTTTCCAGAAATTCAGCAAGAAGAAAGTCGGGAGTATTGCTCCTGTTTTCCTTGCCGTGTTTATTAATTAGGTTTTCCAACTCCTTTGAGAAGGTGGAAGTTTCTACAGATGCTGGTTCTTCTACCCAGTCTGCCAATTTGTCACGGGCCTGCTGGAGCAATACAACAACGTCTGTGAGAAGAGGATGGGCACCCAGGTTTTCAATATCCCCCACCATATTATAGATAGCCAGTTCTTCCTTGGTCATCCGGTCCAATCGTATTCTGCGTGGAATATAGCTTATGGCATCCTCACTGCCCAGTTTATGCCATTCCTGGATGGACATGACGATTACACTCCCGCCCACGTCTATACCGATCCTGCCATCGATGGTGACATGAATGCTCGGAGAATAATGGTTGCTTGGATCCATGGGATCGTGCAGATCCTCCCGAAATAATTCCCGGTCGGTGTTGATGGATCCTTTTTCTTCCGTGAGTCCAGTATTCGACATACATCACCTCGTAGTTATGGATTGGTATGGATAGGAAAACAGGAGCTGGTTCCATATCCACAATATACACCCATTTCCCACAAAACAAAAGAGAGATGGGATTGGCATCTCTCTTCACTCTCTCGTTGCTTTTACAGCTTTCTTATCCTTCTCCGACTGTCAGCTCCAGCCGTTCATCGCCAATCCGGGTAATGGCCGTGATCTTCTGCTGGTTATAAAACTCACCAACAGCAAACAGCGCCTCACCAGCATCCAGCGCCGCGTCCACCGTAGCATACGTCACCGGTGCATCGGTTGGCGTTCCATCATCGTGCAGAACACCCGTGGTATCCGCCAGCTTGTATTCCTCTACTGGAGGCTGTGAAACCGTGAGCGGCACCACATGAATCGTGATCTTGTCCATCTTGTCTCCTTTTTGATAATGACGATGACCAGGAACCACTCCCGGCCCAATTTCTCCTAGTATACCCCCAAAAATTTCCAGCACAATCGCTTTTCCCGCCGAAATTCCATTTCCGGTTTTCCCTTTCCACAACGATTATATAGACAGAGAGACAGGCACACGGATCCCCATTCCGTCAATCTCCAAACATCCCTTTCGGAGCAGGAGAGCCTGTCTCTCTATATTATTTAGGCTCCATTTTGATACCCCAGGAATCATCATCCAGCTTTTTGGGAATAAACCGAACATGCTCATTGTTTGCGCGACTCTTCAAATGACCCTCCATTGTGTTCAACCAGGTTGGATTGATAGGACCACACACAATCTGACACAAAACCGCTAGTTGTTCCATGTCTCCCTGATTTACTCCAAGAACCACTTCTTTTTCAGGCGTCCTAATATGCAAACAATGCGTTTCTGTGGGATATCCATTGATTGGTTCCAACAATTTCCCCAACCACCAATCCCTATCCGCTCCCATCTTCATGGAAGCAATCTTCTTGCATTTATGTCCAGCCAATAAATAGTCGGTCATATCATTCTCCTGAAGGAGAATATACCACCCAAATCACCAGCGGTGAGGTGTAGCCTAAGATAGTATAGAGAGAGATGTCTGTCTGAACTGACGGGTCTCGCTATATACATATATACACATCCCATGTACCCCCCGGGTGGAGGGTAGTGGGATGTGTCGCGTCTGCGGACGCAAGGAGAAATCCCATGATCAAGCTCACCGCTGTTGTATTCGCCATTGTTACTGTTTGCGCCAAGTTCGGACTTGTTCCTGCTTTGGCAGTTGCCATTGATTATGTCTTTGGCAAATTGTTCTAATGCGTATCAGGCGCAATAACCTGAGAAGGGCCTGGGGGCAAGCCCTGTGCCGGTGCAAAGCCGGTAATCCTATATGGTGTTCCCTACCTTAGTGGGAGAAAGGTATTCGTCATGAATACTCAACGCAAGTCCTATTTGTTCGAAGCCATACTCGTAGTATTGGCTGTTGTCGTGATTGCCTTCTTCAGTATCACTCGCTTCCCCGCTGTGGGTGCTGAATCAGTGTCACCTGTGCGCTACTTCGCAGGATCTGACTGCATCGCTGATAAGGCTATTGGGGACTTCTATCCCAGAGGTCAGAATAGCTCGCACTGTGAGGTTGGTGCAGGCTACGCTGCTCCTGAGCATGAGAGTTGGCACTATGAGCGTATTACACGCCCTGTGGTCACCACCTCCACCCATGCTGAGAAGGATACCACTGTGGTAGT